ATGGAAGGTCGGCAACACGGGGAAAAATCGATCGAACCCTTGCACATCAACGATTTGATGCCCTACTTCTGCCGCATGAAACCACGCGTCTTTGTTGCATCGTCAGTAGAACACCTGGATCTCGCCTATGCGGTGCAAGAGGGATTGGAGCACGACGCCGAGATCACTGTTTGGTCTCAGGGCGTATTCTTGCCTTCGCGTAACACGATGGCCTCACTTGTCGACCAGTTGGATGAGACCGACTTCGCGATCTTCATCCTCGCGCCGGACGACGTCACCGAAATGCGGAGCGGATCGGTGGCGACCGTCCGCGACAACGTCATTTTTGAGCTTGGATTATTCGCAGGGCGGCTCGGACCAGAGCGATGCTACCTCGTCGTTCCCAGAGGGAATGACGAACTCCACCTCCCCACGGATCTACTCGGAATCACGCCGGCACAGTACGAGCCCAATCGCCAAGACGGCAACCTTGTTGCTGCCCTCGGTCCAGCATGTAACCGCATTCGTAAGAGCATGAAGCAACTCGGCGCCTTAGCTCCAGCACATTCGGTTTCGGATGAACCGATCTCAACCGACGAAGCGTCTGACCTGGTCTCAGATCCAAATGACTGCCTTTCCTTAATACAATCTTGGATGGGGGCAAGGCCGTCTACCGACAATACACGCGTGATACGCTACGCGGATGTAGATCGCGACTTACGATTAGAATCTGGGTCAGCCAGGAAATATATCAAAACCGCCGCGCAGCGCTGGGATTATATCGTTGAGCGCGAAGGGCAAGACACCATCTTATTTAAGAATGCGCCCGATACGTATAGCTTTTAATCCCTAGTGTGGGCCTTCTCCACGGCCAAAGTATAGCGTCAGAATTCATCCCCCCTAGGCCCTGCCTGGTACGTGAGCTGAGAGGCTGCTCACAATAGGCGAGCAGACCGGCGCGATCAGCAATAGCGTCTCTCCGCCAGTCGCCCGCGCGCTAGCGGCGGCCACCCAGCCGGACATCGCGGGGAGGGTCGCGGCGTGATGGCTCTGGCTTATCAAGGCACCCCGGCGCCGCCGCTCAATCCAAATAATGGCACCTTTTATTCGCGATCGAAATCACTTGCCCGCTGCTCCACTTCGGAGTCGCCATTTTGAAGTATCCGTAAATTACGGATTCCAAGCCGCATCGCGACGGGATAAATTATCGTGTTCTGCTCAAACAAGAAAAGATCCTTTGATCGCTGCCTAGTAAATCCCTTCATGTTATCAGAGTCGATAACGTCCATCGCGTGATCTGAAATGACATGAGCTTCCCGTTCATCCCGCGATATATTTCCTTGCACTAGCCTCGCTCTAAATTCTGCCGCACTCGTGGGCTCAATCAAAAACCGAGCGCCTTGATCTCCACGATCAATTTTCGGTAGCTTCAGATACATGAAGGCGTCCGACGAAAATGTTCGAAGAAGATTAGTTCCCGACATTGGGTGCGTGTCATCAGCGCGTCTAGCCAGAGCCAACATCAACGCCTTAACTCGAGCGGCGCGAAGATCACTCTTCACCTCTGCAATACTTCTCACCGCTGGCGGCTCGCGAAGAGACCATTCAAAAGCGCCTACCATCACAAAATTGCGAAGATCGGTTATCGCACTCTCAGATTGACGGCCGGTACCACCGAACAGCTCGGAGTATGTCGAGAGCCAAACCCAGTCTACAAGTTCTTCAGCGAATGCTTCAAATTCACGATGTTGAAGCGACGTGGCAATTGCAACGATTTGGACGCGATAAGGAACCAAAGCTGGGTCTGTTATCCCAAATTTCTTCCGAAAGAATCTCGCGGTGTTTGCAATCCCTGCGAAAGTTAGATCTAGAGTCTTCGGATCGTCCCTCAACCTCCTGCTAACTTCATCAGGATTTGTCTTGTAAATGTCCGCTCCAAGGTTCAATTTAAGACAACGAAGAACGATATCTGAGTCGATTTTATGCCATCTCAACGGCGAAAGAAGCTCGTTTCGTAAGTCTTGATCGCGTTTCAACAGATCAAAAACAGGTGAGTAAGTGAGTGCATTGAGCATATGCAACTCACTCATATCCGCCCCACGACTATTAACGCGCTCGAAGCTCTTAGTAACAACTTCCAGACTTGCACTGTTCAACGTTATGATAGGAACTTTATACTCACGAAACGCAGAAGCAACTTCATCTGCCAAATCGATACGCTTCTCTTTTCCGTCCCCTAATCCACGTTGAAACCTCAAAAGTTCCCTGCTATTTAGCAGGATACTAATTGGTAGATAGCGATACGGATCGGCCTTGAAATCGCTCGGGTCAATGTCAACTCGGCGTTTGAAACGCTCAGACTCGTCCTCGACATCGAGGTCTGCGTATACGACGAAATCCCTCATCTCGATGTCGCGCTCATCATCGTAACTCACCCAACTCTCGGTCGCCCGAAGTGCGCCGTAGAGCGTTGAGATGCGCTGCACGCCATCCATCAGATAACGCGTTTCACCCACCGCCTTATCCGTTGGGAGTTGGTGAGGCCCCAAGCTACTGTAACAGCCGACCTCGTCATTCGAGGTCGCCCATATCATAAGCGCCCCAATCGGCAGGCCAGCGAATATGCTCTCGAAGAACTCTTTTCTTTGCGTCCAACTCCAGACGAGCGGTCGCTGAAATCGCGGAACGCGGATGCGACCTTGCGCGATATCGTCCAATACCGAGGTCAGGAAAACGACCGTTGGGTCGGCCGAAAATGTGTCACGCATAAGGAACCCTTACCCAGTCTGTGATCGCCTCTAGCGTATTCTGCACACCAACATCCATTCCCTCCGCATCTATCCAACCTCGAATTTGCTCGAGGTACTTCTCAAATTGCTGAGCAATATTATTTGAAATTCCATTTCGCAGTGAAATCTTGTCGCGCTGCGAAACGCTCGCATAAAAATCTTTGACCTGCTGCGATTCTGGCTTTGGCCATCCAGATTTTAGGTGATAGTGATAGCGCTGCTCGACATTCATTCTTTTGTACGCGTCGACGGCTGCGCGCCGCATCGGTCGCCTGTCGCTTTTTGCGCCATCTGCCCAGCTCCACAATGCCTTGAGCGGAAGATAATTCTCGATTGCTCTTCGACTGAGGCAATGGTGCGAAATACCGGCAGCTTGGCAAAAACTCGCCATCGCGTTCGCGCTCGCGCTTCGATGGCCTGGAACCTCTCCGTCACTGTCGAATAGCACCCAACTGTCGAGCGGACCAGAAGCTCCTCGAGCAACTTGCGCCTCGAGCGATGCTCGAAGTTCGTCCAAGCCCCCGCGGCTGGAAAACTCAACCACCCCTCGCCGCTCGAAATCAAGAAACATCTCACGCAGGTCGCTGGCCATCATAGCCAACCAAAAATATCGATCATTTCGATCGTTCTCGACCCAAAGCCGTTTAGGTCGGTCCAGCAGCCTGAGAACCTCGTCCAACGGAAGTTGAATTTGATCTATATTATCGAAATTGCGTCCCGTTGTCGCCACAATCGATCGAAGTCGAAACACTGCTGCGTCACGAACAGCCCAATCTGTTGCATTGAGCCAGTCGACCTTCCGACTCTGTGATAACTGATTGAACCATTCACTACTTTTCACAGCCACCGGATCTATCGCATCTACGTAGCATTTAAGCTCCCTCGCTCGATCAAGCAGAACTTCAAGATTTCTCCAATGAGCATCCTCAGCGATTAGTTCACTGTGAATCAGGATACGCATCTTATTCAATGAGCCGAAATTCTTAGCTTGGACAAACGCCTCGCCTGGTCGACCGCCTCTCGAAATACCCCCTGTGGCCAGCCACCATGCGGAAAGCCTTCCTCATCGAATCTTATCGGGCGGAGATCAGAACCTTCAGGGCCACTCGTCACCCAATATACTATAGCATCTTCTGGTTTGAGCCGCTTCTCGACGATCGCGATCTGAAGAGCCAGAAGCATACTTTCCGAATGGGTTTCGATAACATGCGAAGCTTTTGAGCCCTGTTCAACACACGAGATGATCTCGTCGGCTAGGTGAACTGTAGCTGCGGGATGGAGGTGCAACTCAGGCTGCTCAAAAGCCAGGATAGGTGCAACCCCGAGTTGACCCAACATCGCCTGATGGCACAACGTCACGACCGGTAGAGCTTGCGCAATGCCTTCGCCAACGTCCCTGACGGCTACATGCATACCCGACGCCCCAAGTAAGTTGAACGGATACAACTGTCGATTGAACGCGACCGCTCCATCGGTCTTTGCGAACGTCAACTCGGATTGGCAGGTCTTCATCAACCAAGCAGACACAGCCTCTGCGGCACCATCTTTTGCCTCGAAGCTCAGCCGAAGCACCTCAGCAACCCCCGAGCCGTCCGACTGAACCCTCGCATCCATACCCGGAAGCAACTCATAGAACCGCGGCACAGTTGCCCTTACAGCGCCTAACCAATGAACAGAATTACCAAACAAATCTAGCTGATGATTGAGCTGAAACAAGACGAGGTGATCATCGGGATCGTCACATCTTGCCGGAGCAAGGCCACGAAAATCCCATTTTGTAGCGTTACCTCCGCTTCTTACATCGTAAGATGATTTTATCTTAGTGTCTAATATTGTTCCTTCAAACCCAGAATCTCTTGTAAGTATTTTGAAACTGGACATGCACTCGCCCAATTCACCTAAACTCGCGATATCAAACTCATAACTGATGCCGCCCCAGTTCAACTTAAATGTAAGCACCAAGGCTCCCTTCCTATTCGAAAGGTCTTGGAACCTCGCGTCGCGCAGTGCGGGAGATTTATAATCTAGGATCGTGGCACGTGGCCCCATTTGCCGCCTCTGGGCTGCTCCGGCGAGGATCGGCAGAAGGCGAAGGGCAGCACTTTTTCCGGCGCTATTCAGACCGAACAGAAGCGTTAGCGGCCTCAGCTCTAAAGTCTGCGCCTTGTTAAAAGCGCGATACCGAGAGAATTCGATACTCTCGAGGCGGCCGGAAATGCTCATCAATGTACCCTCTGTGCGGCAGAGAGACATATGCAGAAACCGAGACACGCGCCACCCAATAGGGCGTGGCTCCCCGCGCTCGCGGCACATGCAGTTAGATACCCGACCAGCCTTAAGTGACCTCACGACTAGCAACATAAAAAAAGCGATATACCTCACCAAGTTGAGCGTATTGCCTCAACATTGGTTCAACGTGTATGCCAATATCTGACTAACCTAAAATTGAATACGCCGCGCACCTCAAAATAAAGGGGCCCTTAACCGCTTTGGCCCGCCACTTTTATTACCTAGGACCCGTGATCTACCGTACTTTTTACTTGCAATGATGGATTATCTGCGCCCATATCCAAGTCGTCGAGGCAGTGACGCCACGGCATAGGAGCCCGACCGGGCCGACTAGGACAGGGACAACGGGGCGGGCCCGGTGCTCGCCCCTACTCCCAAGCGGAGAACGCAAGATGATCGATACCACCACCGCACGGCTTATCGCCTCAACCGATATGATGCTCGCCGCCGCGCGCCGCGATACCGCCCCCAAGGGCAAGCCCCGCATCGTGCCAACCATCGCAGCCATGTTCAGCGGCAAGGGGGCCTAGGACGATGGACGCACCTCGTACCGTCCGTCAGATGCGCAACCGACCGACATCGTACGAAGTCGGCTTATACGACCGCGCAACGGGCGCCATGTTGAAACGCCTGGCATTCACCCCGCGGCGTACCAAGGGACAGTTGCTGAGCATTGCGTGCGCCAATAGCGCCGCAATCACCGCGATCGAACCCGATGCTGACACCATGACATACACGAACGGATCGTGGTGCACGGCTCGGCTAAGGATCGCGTGGACGGGAAACACCGAGCGTGATTGCGCGTGCGCCATGGAGATCGCAGCGTGACCGCCCCTTTCGACACTCTCGCGCTGGCGGAGGCGCTCAAGGGCACCCCCTTGGGTAAGGATGGCGCGGAAGCCGTGGCGCGTGCTATGGCTGACGTTGCAATGGCAGACGTAGCAACGAAGCGCGATCTTACCGAGCTGGGTGACCGGCTTGAACGCGCCATGCTCCGTCAGACGATAGCCCTCGGTGGCATCGTCGCGGCGATCGCCGCCGTTGCGACCACCGTCCTAAAGCTCCTCTCCTAAGGCGAAACGTCGCGGCCCGCCGCAAGCGGGTCGCGCACGTCCGGGCGCGGTGAGCGTGCGCCCGCTGATGATGCCTGCTCATATGAAGGGACTAGGACACCATGACGACCCAGACCAACACCGCAGCCGTGTCGCTTATCAAGCGCGTCGATCTGACCAAGCGCGCCCCCATCGCAATGCCAATCATCGCCACCGTCGCCATGGGCGCCCGCCCGGCGCGCCGCCCCCGCCACGGATAAGGCGAAACGCGCGGCGCAAGGTCGCGCGTCTGGCGGAGCAGCCCACGCCGCCACTGACGAGCCGGGCATACGAAGGGACTAGGACAATGTTTGACGCAATCGAGAACGCTTTCCCCCACCTGATCCGCGCCATCCGCCGTGCCAACGGCATGACGCATATGGAAGCCGTCGGCGTGATCTATGCCCACCGCTACGGCGATGGGTGCGGCGGGGTAATCCGTCGCGCCGTGAACGCGCGCCACTACCGCCTCGCCCTCAAACTCGCAGCGTAAGGGGGTGGTGCCCGTGGCCTACCAGAACGAAGCCGCCGCCGCATATGACGGCATGATTGCCGCGCTCGCGCAGCCCCTCACCCATCCGGCGCACCTCGCGCTTGACCGGGCCTGCATGGCAAAGCGGGGCGGCATCTATGGCGGGGTGCACCTCGAGACGGCCGCTTGCCTGTGGGAGGCGGTGCTCGACCTCGAGCAGATCGACGCAGGCGACCTCTCCACGCCCGAACAGATCCGCGCGCAGGCTATCCACGACTGCCGCGCCGCCATCGGGTCCAGCCACCTACGACTAACGGTCGTCGGCTGGACCGATGCCGTAGATGCGGCGTGGAAAGCCGTTGACGATCCGACCGGCAATGCGCCGGGCCAATACACGGAAAGCTTCGATTGGGACTTCGTGCCCGGCTGGATCATCGCCAACGTCGATTGGAGAAACCCGCACGGGCCGACGATTAACCCGCCCGCGCCCCCCGCGCCGCCACCGCCAGCCGCTGAGGCCGGCGCGCCGGCGCCGCGAATCAGTAGCGCGCACGGGATCGTCGTCACCTGCCCTAAGTGCGGATCGCCGAACGTGTGCTGCGATGCCGCCGCGCGCTGGGATATCGAGGCTCAAGACTGGGTGCTTGCCGGCGCACACGACGCCAAGACGTGTGAAGACTGCGGACACGATTCGGACGCTTTCATCGAAACTGCACTCGACGCGCTCACCCCCGCGCAAAATGCCGTCGTTTTCAACGAAGCGGAGCGCTGAACGATGGCCTTCCTCAGCACGCCCGATCTACGGAAGCTGCAAGACATGGTGATGGCCGGGGACGAGATTTCCCGCGCCATAGCAATCGGTATCCTCACCAAGGCCGCCGACGGGATCGCAGACGCGAGTCTGCGGGAGCAAGCTTTCGACCGGTACGCCACCGACGAAATCGAAATCGACGACGAACCCGCCACGTCCCCGGCCAACAATGGGACATGGGTCGCAGCGTGGGTGTGGATCGAGCAGCCCGATTCGGACGCCTGCGCGACGTGCCGCGATGCGATCGAAGCGCGGCTCCTCCCCTGCGATGAATGCGGCGCGCAAGACGAAGACGAATAGGCGAAACGCGCGGCCCCGCGCCGCGCGTCCGGAGGGATGGCCCGCCCCTCCGCTGATGAGCCGGGCATATGACTAGGATAGCACCCATGGAAATCGCATTCGCCAACAAGACGGCCGATCAGCAGCGCGCGCAGATCGAGGAGACCGCCCGCCGCTTGGTCGCAAACGAAGTACGCTATTGCGTGTCCGCGCTGGTAAGCACGCTCGCCGCGCGTGAATGGGACGGTAGCGACGGTATCGATCCGGACGATCTTTATCGTTTGGCCGAGCGCGAGCCGGACGCGGACGACTACCGCGACGCTGCGCGCGAAGCTGGGGTGTTCGATACGCCCGCCAAGCCTGGCGGCGGGGCTCGCTCGCTCGTGGTCGAGCGTGACCAGTTCAAGGTGTGGTGCTTCGTGACGACCGACGAAGACGGCGACGAGGACGATCGCGGCACTAGCGACGACGGAACAGAGGTAGGCGCGTGGCGGGCGGCATTCGATTCGCTCGACCTCGACCGCCCACAGGGCTCGGAAGCGTATGAGCACTGGCTAGTTTCGGACTGGATGGCCGACAAGCTGGCCGCCGCCGGCGAGAGCGTAGCCCGCGATGTCGCCGGCCTCACCATTTGGGCGCGGTGCACCACCGGTCAGATGATCGCGGCAGATGCCGTAATTGAACAGATCGCCCGCGAAGTGTTGGAGGCGTAACCGTGGCAACCGCACGCGAGCACACCCGCACCATCATCACCGCCACGGACTCGGCTTGGGATGCAATCCGCTATTTCAACGGCCGCGTTTACAACGGGCATGGCGAGCTGAGCGACCCGAGCTACGCCCGCTCCCAGCTTCGGGACGCAAAGCGCAACATAGAAATCGCGATCGCAGCCATCGACGCGGCCGGCGACGTGGGCTGGACCAAGCACGACGATTGACGGCGAAACCCCCGCCCGTGGCGAACGGGCGGGGGTCGCGCGGGACTGGCCGAACCGCGCCTGATGAGCCGGCCATAGGACACGACACCATGAAGAAATCGAAGATCCATCAGCCCGGCGAAGCGGCACCCTATGCGGACGCTGCCGCCCGCCAGTATCTCGAATGGCTGGCAGACCGGCGCGGCATCACCGTGCCCGAGGGCGCAATCTTCCGCCTTGATGGCGTGTGGTCGAGCTATGGCAAAGGCGCTGTGTTGCTCGTCGCCATGCCCGGCTATGGCGTGCCCGATGTCGTCACAATGGAAACGCTCGACGATTCGGGCGCGGTGATCCGGTCGCAGCCGGTCGCAGTATCGCCCGCCGGCGCAATTTCGCTGCGGGCGGATCAGGTGCAAGCCGCCACCGGCCTCGCGAAGGTGCGCCAGCCCCGCCCCGCGAAGCGCCGCCCTACGCTCGACCCGCGCCGCGCCCTGAGCATGTCGGCCGAGGAGATGGCGGCGTATTGCGCCGCCCACCGTGGCGATTCGCGCGTCGCGGAGCAGCAGCACGGGCCAGCGGCTGAACCAATGCCCGCGCCTGCCCCTGATCCCGCGTTGGTGGAGCGAGCGGTCGAGCCCGTCGCCCCGTCCGCTGTGCCGGTCGAACAGCCCGCCGGGGATGTTGTGGCGGCGCTCCTCGATCGTATCGCCAAGCTCGAAAACGCGGTGGATGTGTTGCTCCTCCACGCGCTTGAGGTGGACACCCCCGCCCGTGGGAATGACACACCCCCCGCCGTGGAAAAAGAGCCCGCGCAAGTTGAGCCCAAGTTGCCGCGAGAGGCACGGATACGAATCGTTCGTCGCTATCTGGCCATGCGGGAGGAGCGCGAGCAGCTGCGCGCCCGAGTCGCTGAGCAGAACAGGCGCCTTGATACGCTGGCATGGGAGAATGACGCCGCCTTGGCTGATCTCGCAGCCGCGCAGACCCGCGCCGATCGCGCGGAGACGACCGTGCGCCATGGCGTCGACGAGATGCACGGGCGCGTGGTGAAGCTCGAACGCGATGTCTCCACCTGGCAGCGCCGGGCGGAACAGGCGGGATGGAAACCGCAACCGTTCCAGCTCGTCGCGCTGATGACGGGGAAACGGCCGGAGGCGGCAGCGTGACAGCGGAGATAATCCCCTTCCAGCCGCCGCCGCTCGCGCCGCGTAACCCGCGCTTCGTGCCCGGCCCGACGGAGGTCGTGCAGTTGGCCGGGATGTGGGATGGCGGCCCCCTCCCCGTGGGATGGGATGCCGAGGAGAAGATCGACGGCATCCGGTGCGCGTGGATCGAGGGACAGCTATACAGCCGCGAAGGGGCCGGACTTGAGATTCCGCACGTCGCCGCTGAGCTTGCGAGGCTCGAGCGCCGTTTCGGACAACGCATGATGGTGGATGGAGAGTATCAGGAGCCGGGCGGCTTCCTCGATACGCTTGCCTGGCACTCCTCCCGTGGCAAACGCAAGGCGACGGGCACGTTCCACCTGTTCGATGCTGTACCGCTCGACGACTGGCGCGCGGATGCCTGCGAGGAGCCGTTGACGGAGCGCAGGCGCTTCATCGCCGCCGCAATAGGCGATTGGGAGCCGCGGCACCTCCGCCGCGTCCTACCCTTGCCCGTGGGAAACCGTCGCGACGTCGAGGATCTTGCGGCGGCGGTGTGGGCGCGCGGTGGTGAGGGGCTGATGCTCAAGGATGGCGCCAGCCTCTACCGACGCGAGCGATCGACCTCCTGGCTCAAGGTCAAGCGCAAGCTGGCGCTGAGCGGTATCGTTCGCGAGGTTCTGCATGGCGGCAAGGCCCTCTCCGTGGAGATCGGAGGCCGGAAGGTGCGCGTTTCCTCGCAGCTGCGCCCCACCCCGTCCGCGGGAATGCACGTCTCGATTGAGGCGATGGAATGGAGTAGCACGGGCGCGCTGCGGCAAGGAATCGCCGTCGGCATAGGAAGGGACTAGGACATGGGCGACTACAGCAAGCAGCGGATGCAGGTGAACAACGCGCAGGATCTGCGCTTTGATGGTCAGCTGATCCAGGAATACTCGACGCAAAATCGCGACGGCACCAAGGATCGTTGGACAGAGATCCGCCTCTGGGAAACCGAGGGCGGCTCTTGGATCGTTGAACAGGTCGGCTGTTCGAAGCGCGCGGGCGAAAGCAACCTGCGCGACGCACTCGTGTTCGAGGAAGTTCGCAACGAGTTCGAGGAATCTGTCAGCGACGCCGAGGCGAAAGATTATCAGCGGGAGCTCCACGAAAAGGTTATGACCTTCCTCGGCTGGACCGCCGTGGCAAAGGCGTTCGCCAAGCAGGCCGGCTGGGAAGTGGTGCGTCACGTACCGTGAAGCCGGACCGAACGGAGGCGCAGGTGCGGGCGACGCTTGATCGCCTGCGTACCGAGCGCAACGTCAGCCTCGCGGCGCTGTCCCGCATGATCCGCCGCAACGAGGCGTATCTGCAACAGTTCGTGTCGCGCGGTACGCCTGCGCGCCTGGCCGAGGATGATCGCCGGATGCTGGCGATCTTCTTCAACATCGACGAGCGCGAACTCGGCGCGCGTGACCCCTGGGTGCCAGCTCAGACGCAGAAAAGCCGGGCAAGGGGATAACCCCCCTGCCCGGCCTCAGCTTACCAAACCGTTTCGTTTCGTGCGTTGTGAAAGTGTTGGCAATTCAGGCATCGCGCCCCAGCCGCTCCCTCAACTCACGTTTCGATCAGATCATCGACATAAGCTCGAACTCGGTTTCGTAACGTCCGGCCTTCACCCCGCCCGTGGCGTAGGGCAGCGTCTTGAACCACCCGAGGTACGTCTTCGCCTGGCGCGTGACCGTCGCCGCCGGGTCGAAGCACCAGTACGAGACGCCACGCTTGCCGAGCCCCTCCGCGAGCGGCCGGAACTTCTGTTCCCAATCCTCATCGCTGAGCCAGCCGAACTTGAGGTTGAGCGAGCGGAAGATGAGGCCAGCCGCTTCGTCGGGAACTCCCCACCTCGTCACATCGAGGGTGCCGAGGTCGGTCGTATCGAGCTTGAAGTCCTTGTCGTAGTAGGTGGCGGGCGTGAGCCGCTGTCCGAGGATCAGGCTCGAGGCGCTGAAATCGCCGGTGTGACCGCCGATGTCGATGCGCCAGTACCGCGCTACGATGGGCGCGCCGAGCATCAGGTGGGAATGGTAGAGACCGTCGCCGCGCGTGATCGCGGGATCAATGAAGGGGCGATCGCCGCTGTCGTAGAGCACTCCACCATTCCCCACCGGCGCATTGTCCAGGCGGAGGCGGATCGTCGTGCCCGGCAGCGCCGACGCGGCGATCAGCGCGCAGAAGTCGATCGATTGAGCGGCGCCGAAATCCCCCGATACCCACGCGTTCGCCGGCCCGTTGGTCTGCCAGATCAGGCCGATGTGCTTGGGATAGCCGAGATGCACCGCCGGCCGGCTCGCGCGCTGGTTGCCGGTAGCGATCGTGCCCAGCGCGAGCGGGACGACTGCGAAAGGAAGCTCGATCATGTCAGCCCCACGTCGTCAGGGTCGAGCGGTCACGCTCGAAGTCCAGGCCGATCTCAACGACGGCAGCCTTGCCGTTGACGCCTCGCTCCTCGTCCACGACCTTCGCCGTGGGGATTGCTGGGTCGACCGGCATGGACGACGGCAGAGCAACCGCGCCAGCGGCTACCATCGTCAGGCGGCGACGCTCTGCGGAGAGCAGCGCGAGACGCTCATCGCTCATCGCCTGTGCATCGATGACGCTGTCGAAGAAGGTCTCGATGGGGTCAGTCGTGTCGCGCGCCGTGGTGCCGTAGCGCCCGACCACCGTCGCGTCGGGACCCGAGATCGCGACGCGAAACTGTTGCAGGATAAAGCCGATCCGCGCGGGAGTGGCGGGCATAATTCCTCCATGATTGAGAACGGATAGATGTCCGGGGGCTTCCAGACGGGCCGCTCCGCGCGGCTCAGGACTGATCTCGCTCAACCTTGCTCGGCGGTGACGATCGCGAGAAGGTAGTGCGTTCCGAATCGACGCGCACGGAGATGGTCGATGAAAATCCGCATGATCCTGGACGTCGATGTTCCACTGTTCGCGGAAGAGCCGGACGACGATCCCGAGTTCACGCCCAGTTCGCAGCAGAATACGGCGCGCAACCCTCGATCTCCCCAGAGACGGTCGGGCGCGTCCTCGCCGCGATGCTGGCTGCCCCGGATGCGGACACCTTTCAGGCCATCGCGATTGAGGAGGGCCTGTTCACGCGCATCGAAAGCGTCAGGCTCGTCAGCGCCGAGACGCTACCCGACCCCGATCAGCGAGTGATGCTCTGATGTGCAATCGAGCCCGCATGTCGAACGAGCCCGAGACCCTGTGGGGCTCGGCGTCGAAGCTGTTCAGCGAACGGCCGCGCGACAACCGCTTCGATCCACGCGAACTGCGCCCGAAATCACGCAGCTACGTCATCCGCGAGCAGGATGGCGAGCGCGCGTGGGACGTGATGACTTGGGATGTGCTCGGAGGCGGCGCGGCATGGCCGATGACAAACGTTCGCAACCTGAGCCTGAAACAATGGCGCGCCCTTGCCGCGAAGCCTGAGAACCGCTGCATCGTACCGCTCACCGAGTTTTGCGAGTTCACGCCCGAAAAGCACGATCTCGGTGATGGCAAGCCGCCGTTGAAAGGCGAGATGTGGTTTCAGGTGCCGGATCAGCCGGTGTTCCCGGTCGCCGGCTTCTGGCAACGCACGCGCGAGGGCAACGGCTTCACGATGGTGACGTGCGACCCGAACGCGCTGGTCGCGCCGATCCACCCCAAGGCGATGATCACCATCCTCGCGCCCGAGGACGTGGATACATGGCTGCGCGGCAGCTACGACGACGTGGTCGCGTTGCAGCGGCCCTACCCGGCCGAGAAGATGACCGTGCGCGGGCCAGTGTTCCCCACGCGTGGGCGCACCTAACAGGGCTTCTGCCCCACCCGGTCGCCGTGACCTTCCAGCGGGTCGCTCACGAGGATCTCGAACGGCGCGAGCTGCTCGACGATCCGTTCGGCGATCAGGTTTCGGGCGTCAGCGCGCGTGCCCTGATGCCCGGAGCGCGCCGCATTGTGGGTCAGTGGGCCGAGCGCCAGCACGGCCGATCGGATCAGAGCCTCGACCTCCGATTGCCCGGCGGGAAGGCTGTCCGAGCCGAAGAACATCGGATCGCGCAACGTCGTGAGAAGCGCCTGACAGACCTGCTTCGCCCCAGCCTCACGCTTCGCGATGTCGCGGTTCGCGAGGCACTGGAACCATGAGTTGCCGACTCGCCCGACCGCGAACCGGGTGCAGAATTGAAGTTCGTCCGAAGCGATTTGTCTCATCCCCAATATGAGAACGAAAAAGGAACGAAGCGCAAGCGATTCGGCGAAGCGCGGCCGGCGCTCACTTCGCCTTGGGGCATTCCGCCGATGCCTTGCCGGTGCTGAAAATCGCCTCGGTGCAGATCCACAGCTTGCTGTTCGCCACGATCCGCGTGTTGAGCTTCTCGACCGCACCGACCGCCTCCCCCAGGCTGTCGTAAAGTTCCTCAAGCACGCTGCGGCTGATCGCCACCTCGTCGCCCGGCACGGCGCGCGCGGTCAACGGCTTCAGCCGCTCGGTCTGCGACAACTCACTCGATCGCTGCGGCAGCGCCGGCCGCTCGGTTCGCGCGCGCGATGCTTTCGTTGAGGCGGTCACGCACCCGGTCGACAGGAGCGGCAGGGAGAGGGCGAGGATCATCGCCAGCGGGGCGCGGCGCAGGCAAGCTCGAAAAAGCATCGTGGATTTCCTTCGTGGTAAGATCGATGTGGACGGTCGCGTCCTGAGTGCGTGCCTGCGTGTCGGTCGCGATGGCCGTGGCGACGTGAGCGGCCGTCTGCTCGTCCTTGCGCGCGACGATGATCGGGGTCTGATCCGCGCGGGGCCAGATCTTCGTAAGCCCGAATACGACGGCGCCGAAAATGGCAGCGGCGATCATCACCACGCCGACGATGGTGCCGATCCGCTTGGCCCGCGTGATGGCGGTCGGCTCCAGCACGGATAGCAGCCCGGTCATGCCGCATGCTCCGGCAACAGCCCCTTCTCCAGCTTCGCGTACACCTTGCCGGCGCACTCGATCTTGGTGATGATGCCGTCGCGGTTGGCATCGAGGCCGGCATTCTGGCGGTAGGTGGTCGGCTTCACCGCCTTGCTCCACAGCACCGCGTCCATCGGCTTGCCGATCGCCGCCGGCCACAGGATCGCCATGTACACGTCGGCGAGCGTCTTGAGTCGCCCATAGGGGCGGAAGTAGCGCTCGACCCAATCAAGCTGCTGCACGGGCGTGAGCGCCGCCAGCTTCGCGGTGGTCGTTCCCATTGCCGCCGCCGTCGCCGGCATGAACTGGATCAGCCCGACCGCGCCCGATCCCGCCATGTTGGCGACCGAGGAAGAGAATGTCTCGCCGCTCTCCCACGCCATGCAGGCCATCAGGTTGTTCGGGTCGATGCCGAGGTTCGCGCCGATCGCGCGCACGCGCGTCCGGAACGCGGAGGACACATGCGCGCCCCACGCCAGTTTGTCGGTCATGTCAGTCTCCAGTGGTTAGGGAGTGGGATCGCTGCCCGTGATGCCGCCAAGCCAGCGATCGACGTACTTCTTGGCGATGGCGATGATGCCGGCGCCGAGGACACCGAGGCCGGTGCCGAGCAGCAGCGCGACCAGCGGGGACGGCCGCACCGAAATCACCGCCGCAGCGGTGAACATCAGCGCGAGCGCGGCGACGGGGATATCGAGCGACCAGCGGTGCCGCGCGTAATCCTTCTGCACAGCCCAGAAGCGGACGGCGAAGCATGCGCACAGCGCTGCGATCATGCTGCCGGCCTCGAATTGGTAGCCCAGCACGCTCCAGATCGTCGGCTCGCTCATCGCCGCTACCTTGCCGTCCGTTGCCGCGACCGCGACGGGCACCGCTGCCGCGAGCGGGAGGAAGCCCTTCCAGATCATCGCGTGGATACCACGCCGATCGCCGCGACCAGACTGAGCAGCGCGATCGCGGCCGGTCGCCGGAGCATCGGCAGCGACGCCCAAATATCGACCGGGAACGGCCGCCTGCGGAGCTGCTCGACCAAGCCGCGCTCCGAAAGCTTGAACATCGCAATTGCTGTCACCCCGAACAGCGCCGCGATCGGATCGAACACGCGCTGGAGCGTCAGCAACAGCGCCGTGTCGTGCGGAAAGTCAGGGTTCCAGCCCCACAACACCGCAGCGCCGAGACCGAATCGGATGAACCCGGCCAGCCCGAGCGACAGGCCGATCGCGCGCCAGATCGTCACCGGATGCCGCCAGCTATCGCGCGCGCGATTGCTCCACATCGAGAGCAGCATGTTGACCGCCAGCATCGTGAACAGCACGAATGCCGCCGTCATGAAGGCGAGGTTGATGACGACGAGCCAGCCGTGGCCGTCGAAACTCGGTGGAGCGGCCGTGCGCGGGCCGCTCGCGACCGCAGCGGCCGCGATGCTTTCGTTCGTCATCGGATTTTCCTTGTGCGGGAGGTGCGGAGGCGGGCCGGCGCGGCGTCTTATGTGCGGAGCATTTGGGGGAGGAAGAGGTATGCGCAGGTATCTGTGGGGCGGGTTCACCATCCTCAGCGTGATGGTGTTGCTGCCGATCGCGCTGATACTGCTACCGTTCTACGTGTGGGATCAGGGCAAGGATTCGTCGCGGCTGTACGACCTGTATTGAGCGCGCGGCGGGTTTGAGGTCAGCCCGAGGAACCGGCCGGCACGGCCTTGTCGAGCCGGCCCATGATCTCGACCAGCGCGGCGACGTGGAACGACAGCAAACCGTCCGCCTCGTTGCCGCTGACGATCGCCGCCAGACCATCACGGACGGTCGCCCATTCCGACGTTGCGACGAGCGCGGCCGTGGCGGTACGATAGGCGGCGCGTCGGGCGGTGAGTTCGGCAGCCTTCTTCGCGCGGTCGAACTCCACGAGCTGCTGCGCGCGCGCGAGCTGCTCGGGCGTGTATTCGATTTGTGCTTCGGCGTCGGCCATTGCGTGTTTCCTTCCTGCTTAGACCGCTGGCGGGGTGAACGTGTCGCCTGCGTAGCGCCCGCCGGCACCGAATGCGTCCCGCCAAGCGGCGTAATCGAGCGCCTGTACCTGGGCATACGAGCGGCCCGAAACCGTCAGGTCTTCGATGTAGGTGCGGTACAGCACGCGTGACGCCGACTTGTTGCCATAGGTGCTGGCGCTGGCGAACGCGTCGGTGTGCCCGACGACGAACGGCTTCACGGCGATATTGGAGAAGGCCACTGCACTCGTCGCACCATTGACGCCGATCGCCCGGAGACGCGTGCCCACGGTGTTCGGGTTGGCCGCCTGGCTGTCGAAGAACCCGATCCGCTGGCTGGTTCCGGCTTGAGGCAGGAACGTATAGCCCGTGCCGTCCTGCTGGGTCCAAACGGTGACGAACCTGCCCGTCGAGGTGGTGATGTCGCAGATCGCTTGCTGCGGCGGGAACGCCGAGCTGCCGACACCGGGCCTCGTCACGCTTTCCCACGTGCTGACGTAATAGGCATGGGCGAGGTTGGCGAAGATGTAGTTCTTGAGCCTGGCCTTGCTGTCGATCCCCTGCCACGCGCCGGACACGTTATCGTTCGTCTGCGAGATCGCGAGGTGCAACCCGCCCTTCGGCGTACGCTCGCGCATGAAGAGGCTGGCGGAGTCGGAATTCACGACGAAGGTGTTCGACAGGTTACCCGCGTCGCCAGCGGTCGCGGTGATCGTCCCGACCGCAACGTTGATGCCCGCCGCAGTATAGCCGATCGCGTAAACCCCTTCTCGGCCGGGCGTGCCGCTAACCTGGCTCGCCACGAAATAGGTGTCGGCGGCGGGCATGTTCGCCCCGTTGAGCGTCTGGCCGACCACGATCGCGCCTGCGGCGATCGCGGTGACGGTCATCACATTGCCGGCATTCCCAGCGGAGCCGTTGTCGATGCGCGCGGTGAAGACGGCCGCGCCGAGGACGTCGCGGAAGCGCTTCCACGCGATGTTCGGCATATCGGCGCCGGTGGCTGGAACACCGGCGATCGGGCTCGCCGAGTGCGCGGGTTCGACGAGCAGAAGCGAACCGGGCACCAGCAGCGAGTCGTCATCGTCCGCCCAGGGCAGGGTGGGATCGGGGTCGCCGTCGAACGGCAGGGCATTGTCGAGGCCGTAGGAAACCATGTGCGGTCCTTTCTGAAATCAGACGATCGGAAGGGACGGCCACCAGCCCTTGGCGACGATCGCGCGGTAGTAGCGCAGCGCCAGGAGGCCGTAGCCGAAGTTGTTGAGGTGCAGGAAATCGCCGTTGCCGGTGGTGGCGCCGTTGCGCATGCCACTCGGGATATATCCCGCCGCCAGATCCTGCGCGTCGGTGCGCCCATTGCTGTATGCGCCGTAGCTGTCGGGCACGAAGCCGAGCGTGAACATCTCTTCGGCTGTGGGCGCGGCGTTTATATCGACGAACCGGCCCGGATAGGTGGCAGCCAGGGTGTCGCGAAGCGTGTTGAAGCCGGCCAGCGCTTCCCCCACGGTCGCGATCGTGCCGCCGACGAGGAAGCGCGGCTGATAGGCCGTCTGATACGCCACGCTTGCCGCGAGGGCGTTGAGGATCGCCGCCGTCGCCGTCGCGTTCGTGCCGTCGTTGCGGCCATATTGGTAGATTTGGACGCGCGGCCGGCTCGCCACGCCGAAGTCGGGGATGAAAGGCGTGTTCGCGGGGCACGGCACCGCCGCGCCCGGCGACGATCGCGTGAAGGTGTACGTCGAAGCGTTCCGCCCGCTCACCGAATTGCCGGAGAGCGTGCCGGGCACGCCGGCCAGCGTTCCGGTCAGCGTGGCTGAACCCGAGATGCCCGAGTTGTAGAGCAGATCTTGGCTGTAGCTCGTCACGACCACCCCGCCCGAGGCCGGGATCAGGTTGTCGGTCACGCTGATCAAGGCGGGCGTTCCGCCTTGCCGCGCGACGATATCGGCGGAGATCTGACCGCCGATGCCGCGATTGTTAACGGCGGCGACAACCGAGCCGAGCCGATCGGCCAATTGCTTGGGATACGGGCCTTGCTTCGCCCCCGCGCCGTTCGCTCCGGCGCCGGCCGTGAGGCTGTCACCGTAGCAGTCGAGGATATCGTAGGGATCGACCGGCCAGATCGCTCCGCCCGTGGCCGGCGCGTACATCATGCGGCCGTCAGCATCGCTGTCGAACAGCACCTTGTCGTCGGGCGTGAGGATCGGGAAGCGGTAGCTGCTCAAGCCTGTCGTGATCTGGAACCGGGCGCTGTCGGAGCGGCGTCGTGTGCTGATCTGCGACTTACCGTTGGCGTCAAGCCCGGCCATCGCGATGAAGTTGGCGTTGATCGAGGCCGCGCGGTTCGCGCCGCCAAGCCGATCGACCAGCTTCACGCCCGGCTGATCGTCGATGACGGCCGAGGCCGGCATGGTGAGCTTGCGCGGATAGAAGCCCTGTGCCGGGTTCAAGCTGGCGTACAGCCGCTGGCCGATGCGCCAGCGGGCCGACACGCCGAGTTCGGGCGGGAGCGCCCTGAGCTTGTCTCCGACGTTGGCGCCCATCAGCCTCGCGGCAAGCGCGCTGCCGTCCTCGAATTTCGCGGCGAGCGGAAGCGTCAGCTTCCGGGGGTAGAACCCGTTCGTGACATCGATGCTGGCGTACAGGCGATTTCCGATCCGCCAGCGCGCACCCGCGCCGAGTTCGGGGGCGAGCGCCTTGATCTTGTCGCCGGTATTCGCGCCGACGAGCCGCCCGTAGAGCACGCTTCCGTCGTTGAACCGGGCACTCACCGGCAAGGTCAGCTTGCGCGGGTAGAAGCCGTCGGCGGCATCCAGGCTGGCATAGAGACGGTTGCCGATCCGCCACCGCGCACCAACGCCCAGCTCGTGCGGGAGCGCCCTGATCTTGTCGCTCGTATTCGCCGCCATCAGCCGCGAGCGCACCGCGCTCCCATCCTCGAACGTTGTGGTGACGGGGAGCGTGAGCTTGCGCGGGTAGAAGCCGTTCGCGGCATCCAGGCTGGCGTAGAGGCGGTTGCCGATCCGCCAGCGCGCCTTGCCGGTCAGGCCGGAAGCGGGGCCGACGCGGGTGAAGAAGGTGCGCAGATCGCCCACCGTATCAGCGTTCGCCGCTGCGATCTGAGCGGCGGCGGCTTGGTTGCGGGCCAGCTCGCTTGCAGCCGCCGCGTCCTCCGTGACAGCGATCGCGGTTTCCTTCGCGGCTGTCGTCGCTGCGGTGGCATCCTCCGCAGCCTGCTTCGCGAGGTCGATTGCCGCGATCTTTGAAGTCGCGGTGCCGAGGATCGCGTCCAGGGTTTCGGCGTTTGCACCGCCAAGCGCGATAGCCTTCATCCGCGCGAGGCACGGCATATAGACCGTCTGCCCCGAGATGTTGACGACGGGGTAATAGCCAAGCGCGCCTGTCTTGCCGCCGTTCGCGTCGAAGCTGTCGGGGTCGTCGGTTGAGCCGGCGAGGAACAGGATCTGCCAGTTGACCGAATTATCGAGCGTCGCGAGGAACGTCTGTAGCTGCGCGCTGATCGCGGAGAGTTGATCGTCGGTAGTGCTCATGATCTTCCTATCAGCGCCCGAAGGCGAGCCAGTCGAACCCGTCGATCTGCTCGTCTTCGCTGGTTGCGGCCTGCGTTCCGACCGTCGCGCCGAAGCGCGTTGGAGCGCCCACATTCTGGAGCCACAGGTCTCGGTAGATGGAGAAATTCTCGAGATACGGCACCGGCACGAAGCTGTGGCACGCGTTGGGAAATGGCGTTTCGAAGACGACGGAAAGCTGAACCTCGGTCCCGATGTGGGCACGATATCGTCCCCACTTCATGACCACGCCGCCCGGCAACTTCTGCGTGCCTTCGGACCCGTCGAAGACATTCTGGTTGGCTTCGAATTCGGGGTCCATTGATCCAAACTCAAGCAGTTCGGCATAGACGTGCTTCAACGTTGTCTTGCCACTGACGGTGTCGACCTCGAAGATCTGGTTATCGCCCACTACGAACTTGTCCGCAGCGACGACAAACAGCCGCTCCGCCCCGTCGATCTTGAACCCCGTGATCTTCGCGGCCCCACCAGCGTCGACAGTGACCATCAACTGCGCGATCGCCTGTTCGCCGTTGACCGTATCGAACAGCAGCGAGATCGAGCTTTCGTTATTCCCGACCCGAGATTTCAGCGTCGTCACGTCGGTCACGCGCGCGCCTTCTTCATCGGCGATAGCTTGACTGAGCCGCGTTTCCGTGCCCGCAATCGCCCCGTTTGGCCCGAGGATCGAAGCCGATAGGTCGGCGATCATCTGCGCGGTCGCACTCTGCTGATCGGCCAGCGCAAGGCTGAGCTGATCCACCGCCGCTGCGATCGGGCCGCTCGGGCCAGTGATCTCCGCCTTCAGATCCGTGTCGGCCTGTACGCGCGCATCATGCTCCGTCACCACCGCTTGGTTGAGCTGCGTGAACGCCGCGTCCAGCGCGTCTCCATTGGCGGTGATCGCCGCCTGAAGCTGTTCGAACGCCTCGGCGCGCGCGCTGTTGGCGTCTGCGATGGCTTGCTGCAACTGGGTGACAGCAGCGGCGATCGGACCATCGGGGCCGGTGATCGCCGCATCGAGCGCCTGCAACGCCAGCGCTTGCGCATGATCGCCATCGGCAATCGCCTGCAAGAGCTGCGTCACCGCCGCCGCGATGGGGCCGTCTGGCCCGGTGATCGCGGCTTCGACTTCGACGATCTGCTGCGCGAGCGCGAGACCTTGCTCGATCCGTTCCGTGATCTCGGTTCGAACGCGCGCACCCATCGGGATGCCGTCGAGATGGGTCGCCGAATCCGTGCGCGTCTTCCGGGCGAACGCGAGCAACTGGTTCTTGATCTGCGTCAGCGCCGTTTCACGCGTGCGATCGACCAGCCCCTTCGCACCTTCGACGAGCTTGTCGGGATCGGGCGAGCTTGCCAGTTCCGATAGGGCGTCGATCACGTGCTCCGCCGGCACGCCGCCGACGTTGGTGCCGGCGGGCGCACCGCTGGTGGCCCCCGGCTCCGCCGGCTTGAGATCCTCGATCGGCGTGCCGTCGTCGTATGTGGCGCGCGTGCGCCCGGACAGCGACGCCCAAAACTCGCTGTTGTCAGCGGGCCTATGCCCCGCCGAGGGCGTCAGCGAGATGTAAAGCCAGCTGCTTCCGTCCGGCAGCGTGACGATGTTGCCTTCGCGATATACCGTGTCCTCGGCATAATCGCCTTTCGGGATCAGCGGGGCCTCGAATGCGATCTCATCGAAGGTCTGCACGCGCCAGTTGCGCGCGCCGCCCATCTGGATGCGCTTGTACGGCGGGCTCACCTCGTTCTCGGTTGATTTCAGGACGGGCGGGAGTTGGCGGCCCTGTGCGTCCAGCGTGACCGACGCGTTGCCAAGCGCGATGCGCGTGACGAACAGTTGGCCGAGCCATGACACCCCGGCTTGCGCGTTGCAGGGCAGAGCAAGCCGAGCCGCCAAAGCGAGAACCGTCTCCTGCTCCGTCAGCACGACGTTGACGGCTCGATCGACGGCCTGGTCCAGTCCCGCGATCGAAAGCGCCAGATTCGCGGCGTCGATCCCTGCCCGCAGCGCGACCCGGCGAATGATCGCGCCGGTGCGCCTGATCCACTGTCCACCGGCAGGGCTGTCGCCATCGACGTCGGCGGTGATCAGGCCGGCGGGCGGGGCACCGAGACGCACCAGCCCGAGCGCGAGGCAGGTGGCCCACTTTCCCTCGGGCACATTGGCGGCCAGCAGCGCTGCCAGTGTCGGCGCATCACCCAACGATGGTCCGAGGTCCGCGCCACGCTCAAAAAGGGCGTTAACGGCTTTGATGGGGCCATATGCGGAGAACTGGAAGACGTAGTTGATCGAGTCGATCTGGACCGGCTCAACGTTCGATGCGCGACCGAACACCCACGGCTTGAACTTGCCCTTGAGGCTGTCCTCCCCCTCGATCCCGCCTGTGCCCGCGTATGCGTCGAGCACGTCCACCTCGAACGGCGAGGTATCGACCTTGGCAGTTGGCGCGAAGGTCGAGCCATCAACCGTGTAGGTATCGATCCTGCCCTTGAACACCAGCTCGAGCGTGGCGTCGTCCGCATCCGCCAAGGCGTAGATCGAGACCGGAGCACCGGCCCAGCGGCACCAGCCCGTCGCGAAGCCACCGAGCCCAAGAGCCATCAGGTTGACCGAAAAGGCAGCGCTTCCCGGATCGATCGCGGTGGTGAAGTCGCCATCGAACAGCTTGAGCGTGAGCGCCGGCGCCTTCGTGATGGCCGGGATCCAGATCTGATCGGCGACACCCGTCAGCCTGCGGTCCTGCGCCTGGCACGCGCGGAGCGTCGGCCGCGTACCATCCGGCAGCAGCGGGGAGATCTCGATGAGGGAGAACATCAGAAGTTCTGTCGTGCCGGCTGGTAGGTGGGATCGTCACGGAGGTCGCCGAGTTGGATCAGCGTTCCGAGGTTGCGGTTCGTGGCGGTAAGCTGCTGGACGACCGCTTGCGTGATCGTGCCGGTCTGCGCGTCGATGGCCGCGCGCTGATCCGCGAAACCCGCGGCGATCGCGGCGATCAGACGGTCATCGCTACGGAGCGGCACGACATTGCCCGACGATGAGGAGGCGAACGCCGCCTGGATCGCTGCGGTGATCTGCGGAGCGGCCATCATCGCAACCCGGTCCGCCGGGATCTGCAACGCGGTGGTCTGTGCCGCGATCGCCTGTGCAATCGCGAGTGGCAAGGCCGTGTTGTCGTTCGCGGCGATCGTCCCCGCAGCCGCACCCGTGCCGCTGAGCAGGCTCGAGCCAGACGACACGCCCGCAGCCCCCTGCGCGGCGGCTGCCGCATCAGTCACCTGAGAGGCCGTGGTGCTGACGAGCGCACCGGCGTTGGCGATCGCCTTGCTGGTCAACTGCGTGATCTCGGCGAGCTTGTCGAAGTACGCCTGGCTCGAGCCGTAGAGTTCTCGCTCGATGTCGAGATACGTCTGCGCCGCCGAGGTGAACGCGTCCTGGTCGACCTTGCCCCCGCTCTGCACGGTCGCGGCGAGCGGTTCGAACGCTGCTTTCGCAGCCGCCTCCCGCGTCCGCAGCGACAGGCCGTTGTCGCCCTTGAAATTGAGCGTATCGAGGAACTCCTTGAGCGTCCCGGTAAGCTGCTGCTGCGCGTCCTTGATCGCGTCGGCACGCTCGAGCGCATACAACTGCTCGAGCTGCGCATAATCCTCGGCGGTGGCACTGGCCTCGGCGAAGGTGGCGCGCAGCGTGTCGAACTTGGCGTCCACCTCGTCGATCGCAGCGCCGACCGGATCGAGGCGCGCCTTCAGATCCTTGAACACCTGCTGGAAGCTGAGCGCCTTCTGAAGCGCGGTATCGAGATCCTTGCCGGCCTTGAGCAGGTTGATGGCGCCCTGCCTGATCCCCTTGATCGCGCCGTCGCGGATGGCGTCGAGGATCGCGTATTGGACGGCCGCGTCGGCGCCATCTTTACCAAAGTCGACGAGGCCGCTGGCGTGCTTCGAATCAAGCGAGCCGGTATAGCCGGTCGTGCTGACCCGGTATTTGCCATCGAAGGTGCCGATCGAGACGTTGAAGGACCCGAGTTGCGCGTTCAGCGTCGACGCGATCTTCTGCAACCCCGACTGGACGGAGCCAGCGAGCGAGTTCGCATTCGACGTTGCCGCGCTGTCGTTGCCGAACGTCTGGACCGGGCCATTCGCCGAGGTGACGAGCGCCCCGCCCCGCTTGATCTTCGTGAACAGGCTGCCGACCAAGCCGCCGACGACGCTCAGCGCCGGCCCAAGGAACGACCCGAACGAGCCGAGCGCCTTGCCGATCGGCGAGTTCGCACCGAAGAGCTTATCGGTAATACCTTTATCACCGAGCAGCCCGCCGACCGCGCCGCCGACCGTCGACCCGGTCTGGTTGAGGCCGAGCCCGAGCGACTTGGAGATTCCGGCGATGAAGCTGCCCGTCGCGGCACCCTCGAACGCCTTTCCTGAGAACTTGCCGATCGACTGACCAATGGCCTTTGCGTTCTCAGGGTTCGTGAACAGGCCAACGATCGACGTGGTGAGGTGCCCCACCGCCGCACTCACCGGGTCAATCCGCTCGGTGCGCTGCGACAAATCACCGTACCCGCCGCTCTGCCGGAGGATTCTATCCACCATCCTGCCGAGGTCGCTGGCGCTCGGCGCATAGCCGAGCAACGGTCGCGCGGTCACAACCACATCGGACCCGTTTTCGCCTCCGGTGACGGTGTTGCCCGCCGCGCGCACCGCCATCGCTGCGGGGAGCGCTCGGAACGACGCGATCACGTCATCTGTCGTGTCGCGAAGATCCGCGAACTTGTCCGTGGTCGTTTGGGTGCTGGTCGCGACCTGTTGAACCGCAGTGGCGAACTCGTCGGAAGACTGGCGGACCGAGCCATATCCCGAAATCTGGTCCTGCAACTCGCGAAACGATGGCCCCAACAGGTTTTCGAAAAGCTTCTGTCCCTTGAACGTCTGGAAAACGTCGAGCAGCTTGGTCGGCGTTTTCAGAAGCTGGCCGAGATCGCCGCGGACGAACGACTGTGTGGCATCCGCCAGGACCGTCTTCGTGCTCGCGAGCGCGTCGAGCAGGATCTGTTGCTTGGCCCGCACCGCGTCGACCGCGAGTTGCTGCTGGTGTAGCGCCTCCACGTTCGCGAGGATGCGGTCACGCTCCTCCTGCGTCACCTTGCCCTGCGTGTTCTCAAGCTGGATGATCAGTTGGAGCGCATCGGCCTCCGCCTGCCGGCCCTGCAACACGAGCTGCTGAACCGCGTACTGCTCGCCCTGTTGCTTGATCAGGTCGCGGTACGGCTTGGTGAGCCCGTTCTCCACGACACCCTTCGCCTTTTCGGCGTCGGCGATCAGCTCCTTGAACCCCGGCGGCTTCAACCGCTGTAGCTTGGCGATCGTCTCGTTCAGCGTCTGCGTCGCCGTTGTGGCGCGGTCCACGAGGCGCGGCTGATCGTCGAACTCGCCGTTGATCTTTCTGATCGAATCGCCGGCCTGCTGCGCGTAATCGAGCATCCGCTGATACTCGCGCGCCGCCTTAGCGCTCTCCGCCGCAGCGCGTTTCAGCCCCTCGGCCCGCTGGACCTCTACGTCCGCCGCCTGGACACGCTGACGATAGGTATCGGCGCTGATCACGCCCTGCCGGAGCAGTTCGCTGTTCTCGGCCTTGGTAAGGGCCAACTGTGCGCGCGCCTTCTCAACCGGGCTGTCTGCCGCCGCGAGCGCCGCCTGCGCGTTCAGCTTCGAGATCTGGCTGCCGCCGGTGGCCTTTGCCGCGGCCAGCGCCGCCTTCTCGGTCTTCTTGGCCGCATCGGTGAGCGCGAAGAACTTGTCCTGCGCCGCCTTTGTGTCGGGGTTGCCGAATGCGCCCTTCTCGAACCTGCGCTGTAACGAGTTAACGGCATCCTCGTAACGGTGCGTCGCCGCGGTGGCCTTGTCATTGGCATCCTCAACCCCGCGAAGGACGAGCTTGGCGCTGCCAGCCGCGATCGCGCGCTCGGCGGTGGCTGACCGGAGCGCGTTGAGCTTCAGTGCCTCGTTCGTGTCCGCAATGGCCTGATCGGCAACGGCGACCTGGCCGCCCGCCGCGACCGCCGCGCCGGCGGAGCCGACGTTGGTCGTGCCAGCGCCAGACGCGCGCTTCTGCTCGACCAGCTGCTGCCGAAGCAGGGCGTCGAGCAGGCCGCGCTTGCGGATCTCGAGTTGGCGCGTCGCCTCGGCCGCCGCGAGGTCGTCCTTGATGCCCTGAGTGGTCTCGTGGTTCAGCGACGCCTGCGAGTTGTTGAGGCGATCGACGGCATCTTGCAGGCGTTTCACGGCCTCGGCGTGGATCGTAGCGGCCACCGAGGCGGCCTCATGGGCCTTGGCGCTCTTGTTGGTGCCAACCGTCATTGCCGTGAGCACGGAGATGCCGGCGAAGATCAGCGTGCCCCATGGACCGGCGAAGAAGTTGGCGAAGCGCCCGGCCGCGCCACCGGCGCCGGCCATGACGAAGGCCAGCTGAGACGCCTGCTGCGAGAACGCCAGCATCACGTTCTGACCGCCCTGCACCTGGACGAAGAAGTCCTGGAACTGCTGCGAAGCTTGGATCGTCGCGAACCGCTGCTGCCGCGCAGAGTTCGTGATCAGTGCTCCGCCAGCACCGAAGCTGATCCCCGCCGCGCGCGCCGCCGCCGCGACCCTGCCCTGCGTCGCGGCCAGTGCTTCGAGGCGGCTCGCCTCGGCCCCCGCTGCGGCCGCCGCTTCGCGCGAGGTCAACGCGAATGCCCGGTCCGCCGCCGTCGCCGTGTTCTCAGCGGAGGCGGCGATCCGCGCCGCCGCTGCGACCTGCTCGAGCGCGTTGGCCTGCTGGCGCGCGGCCGTGGCTGCGGCCTGCGTTCCGGCCGGATTGAAATACAGCGCCGGTGCCTGTGCCGGCGCCGCCACAAGTCGCCCGGCCTCCGCGACCGCGCGGGCGAGTGCTTGCGCCTGGCGGTCGGCTGCGGCAGCTGCGGCGTCGGAAGCCTCCCGCGCGCGCGCGATATTCGCCGCAATGCCCGCGCTGCGGTTCGCCACGCGACCGAGCACCTGTTCGAGCGTAACGCCGGAAAGCGCCGCGCGATCGATCGACGCTTCGCCCGCCAAGAGCCGATCGACGGCTGTCTTCGCGACGTTGCTGGTGATCTTGAGCCCGTCCGCAGCGCGGTCGATGCCCTGTGACAACGCGCCAGCGGTGCGGTTCACGCGGGCGAGCACCTGGTCCAGCGTCGTCGCCGACACCACGGCCCGGTCGACTGTGGCGTCGCCGGCCATGAGGCGGCTCACCGATGAGCGAGTATCAACTGTCGCTGGTGCGAACACGCCCCTGGGGGCTGCGTAAGCCGCGCTCGCCGCGCGTTGCGTCTCCGCGAGGGTGCGGAGACGATCCGCCTCGAGCTTGGCCGCCTCCGCCGCCTGGCGCGCCCCGTCGGCATAGGCGCGGTCGGTCAGGGTCGCGCGCTGCACGCTGGCGAGCGACTGCTCCGCCGCGCGCGCTACTGCCTCAAGCTGCATCGCCTGAGAACGCGCCGCGCTGGCCGCCACCTCCGCGCTCGACGAGTCCAGATTGAACCCGATACGCTGCGGCGCTGCGATCAGCTTCGCCATCTCGTTCGCACGCTGGCGATCGAGCGCGATCAGGCGGTTGCCCTCCGCCTCCGCCTGGTTGAACGCTGCCGTCTGCGCGGCCCCGCGCGCGCGGATCGTCTGCATGGCGGCATCGAACTCGCGCTGGATCGCGACGACCGCCTCGGCGGATGCGCGCGCCTTCTGCTGCGCGAGCGCATTCTCGGCCGCAATACGTTCGTTGGCGATGCGCTGGAACGGCGCGGTGGAAAGAGCGGCGAGACCGGCGCGGATACCGAGCGGATCAGCGTCCCGCTGCGCCGAGCGGTTCGTGAACGCCGCAACGCTTTGAGCGAACCGCTCCACCTGTCGGCGAGCGCCGTCGAGGTTGAACGCACTATCCGCGCGCCGACCCGCCGCCTCGAACGCAGCACCGGCCCGCCCGCCGGCCGCGCTGATGAAGGACTCGATGTTCCGGACGGTGCCTTCAAGGCTGCCATCCTCCTTGACGGAGATGACGAGCGGGAAGGTATTCACGCTGTACGCCACAGAGACTTCCTTCCTTCGCTGAATGGTTCGAGACGAGCCGTTGACCGCTCGGTGCAGGCCCGCGCGTGGCGGGGATGATCAGTTCAGTTCTTTTCCGAGCAGCTGCGCCATCGCGCGCTGCCGAGCCGCCGCGATCTGACGCGGATTGACGCGGCGTTGCCGCCGGGTGCGTCGGATGCCGACGAATGCCACGATGCCGACCCTCGCCCGTCCCGCGCCGACCTTGCCCCGCTTGGGCAGTCGTCGTGCCTTGCCGGAGCGGGCGAGCTGGATGGTCGTGTCCTTCACGACATAGAACGCTTCGCCGAAATGCCGGCCCTTGATGAAAACGAGCGGCCCGATGCTATTCTCGAGTCCGGTCGCTCGATAGAGTTCTGGCGTCATCCGGCGGCGCCCTGCCTTGCGGGGGATCTCACTCGTAGCGATCCAGAGGTACTTCCCGCGGACGGGCGCAATGTCCGTCGTATCCTGATCAACATACGCGCGCAGCGCGCCGGCGGTACGGGATGACTTTATCCGGGCGTAAACGAAGCCGGCAACGTCGAACCCCCGGCCCAGGCCGCTCGGAACCTTACCCTTCTTGAGATCCGACGTCGCGCCGATCGCATTCGCCAGATTGCCGAGCCGCTGGCTACGCATCTCCTGTCGAATATCATCGCGCGCGCCGAAGGCGGCTCTGTCCGTCGCGCGCGCGGCGGCCCGCGCGAGCCGGCCGCCGAGATCTCGGCGGTACGGTCCCGGCGAGGCGCCGCGCTGTGGTTCAACCTTCCAGCGCATCAGCGCTTCTTGTCGTAGCGCGCCCACTCACGGGCGATGATGTCGAACGCTGTGATGAGGCGTACCGGCTGATCGAGATACGGCGCGCCGTCCGGCCAAGCGATGGTGCCGTGAACGTCACGGCACCTGAGCCACATGATGACGAGATCGCGCGCCTCGGCATCTACCTTCAGTCCATCGCCGGCTGTGAAGGTGAAGTCTCCGATGGTTCGGTCCCGCCCGTCGTCTCCGATCCATCCGTCGTCGAGCCATCCGGGGTGACGGACTGCGACGACGGCGAGGGCGAGTTTTTTTCCGTGTCCACCTCGAGGTCGAGCAGGCCGAGCGCGTGAACCTGCAACTGCGTGAAGCCGACGCCGATCACCCCTTCGACCTTGTCCGCGATCGCCTTCTTCTCGATTCGGTCGACCTCCGCCTCGAGCGCGTCGAGCGTCGCCATCGGCACCTCGCCGTCCTCGAGCCGGAACGGTGTCTCGACGCCGGACCAGCCGCACAGGAACAGCCCGAGCGCGATCTTCGGCGCCTCCTGGTTGAACAGCCAATTGTCGGCGTCCATCGATCGCAGCATCGGCCAGTTGTCGGAGAGCCGTTGAAGCGCAGTGGCAATCTCCTCCGCCTCCGCCAGATCGATAGCGATGGTGCTGTCGGTCGCGGCCTGCTTTACGGTCTCCCAATAATTGGTGAGCCGTGCCTCGTTCGCGCGCAGCTGGTCATCATTGCCGATCCACAGCGCCCGCATGGCGCGGATCGCCTCCGCCTGAACGTCGACGTCCGAGTAGAAGCGCAGGCCGGCGCGCTTGAGCCGCTGCGCATAGATCCGCTGCGACCTCGGCGACGCGGGTCGAAAGCGGAAGGTGGGCCGAGGTTCGAGATTGCCGAACGACGGCGGGAAGAAGTCCGAGATCTCCGACCCCGATGCAGGTACGCTCATGGAAGGTGCCCCTTTCCGGTTGGTGATCAGAAGGTCGGCGGGAAGCCGAACACGAGATTGATCGTGCGGTCGGCGCCATCGACGAACGCCTGACCGGTGTTGGTGACGAAGTCGCCGCTGTTGTCAGGCGAGCGGTAGTTGAACCGCATATCGCTCACGAGCACGCCGAAGCAGTTGCCGCTGGCGAGGCCCCACATCGCGTAGAGCGGATAATACCCCTGCTCGTCCGCCATCCCGATATCGTCGAAGTTCGCGAGCGTGGTTTGGTTCAGCGTCATGTCGACCGTTCGCGTGGTCTCGGTCGTCTGCGATGCCTCGCTGCCGGTCGGTCGGTTCGGGTTTGGCGGCGCGGCCACCTGCGCGGTGAAGTCGATCGTCACGCTCGAGCCGCCCAGCTGCTTGTTCGCGATCCACAGCTTGCCGTCACGGAAGGGCGGCACAGCCAGTCCCACGGGCGGCATCGGCGCCTGATCGTCATAGGCGCCCTGGACGTCACCGGTGAGCGTGAACTCGATCGAGGGCACGTCCTGCGAGTTCTTGCTCGAGGTCGGCAGGTTGATCTTGAAGGCGGAGATCGCCAGCCCGACGCCGTCGACACGCCGCGATCCGAGCCAGACCGAGGCCGACAACGAAGGGCCGTCGCCGGGCGAGAACATATAGGCGATCTGCTTGATCAGCTGCCAGTTGCCGTCCGTGATCGCGGTGTCCGAGGTTTCCGGTAGAACAGCGAGCTTGCTCGCGTCGTTCGCGCGAACCATGCTCAGGCCCTTCTTGCCCGCGCCGAGGTGCGAGAGCTGGACCATCTTGCCCTTGTAGAGATCGATGGTGGCAGCGGCAGTCGCGCCGAGCACGACGCTCGATGTGGTGCCACCGGCGGCAACCGGTTCCGGCGCCGCCGGGATCGCAACCGAGACGATCGATTCGGCGAAGCAGGCGGCGCGCAACAGCCGTCCGATAACCAGCACGTCGGCGGCGGGCGGGGTCGTGCCGCCCGGCCCGCGCAGCAGGATGCGACCGGAGACCTCGAACGTCTTGCCCAGCACCTTCGGGCCCGGCCGGTGCTTGGTACCGGTGAACTCCTTGATGTCGGCGGTGATGCCCTGAATATTGCCCTTGAGTTCGGCGCACGTGATCAGGTCGGTCGTGTTGTTGGGAGCGGCAAATACGCCCGGCGTCGGCTCGACCTTGAGCGCGAGCACCGAAGCGAGAGAGAGATCGCCCATCGGGAGGGTTCCTTTCGGTTGAGGCGGTTGTCAGACGCTGATCAAGCAGCGTCGGTTTTGGCGGTGGACTTGCCACCGGAGGGCTTCTTCGCGCCGTCCCCCTCGCCGCTGGCCGCGGTCGTCTCGGCCGCCGGCGCGGGCGACGCGACGATCGCCCCGGTGAGCAGATCCTCGCCCGTGGCACCGTTGGAGGCGTTCTTGTGAACGCGGTTGAAGTCGATCGATGCAGCCGGGAAAGCGGGGGCAACCGCCGCCGGGATCTCCGTCGTCGTGTCGGTCATGATGATGTCCTTGCTTGCGGGTTTAGAAGATGCCGCTCGCGCCGAGGATCGTCGTGAAATCATCACGCGGCGTGAGGAACGAGATTTCGGCGGTGAGGATCGCGCAACCGAGATCCGGCGTCGCGTCCAGCTCGGCGGTGGCGGTGCGCAGTTCGAACTGCTGCAACATGCCACCCAAGGTTCGATCAGCCGCGACCAGCGCGTTGCCGCGCGCGATCATGCGAGACAGGTTGGCGGAGATGCCGCCGAACGTCAGATCTTCCTCGTAAAAGTCGAAGTCAAAGGTGCATTCGTGCAGCATCTCGCCCTGCCCCATCGCGGGCGTGAACTCGATCTGCACGCAGCGTATCGCCATCGCGGGGCGCTCCTCCTCGCGGATCGGATCATCCTCCGAGCGATCGACGAACACGTTGATGCCCATCCCTTCTCGGAAGAGAGCGGTGGCGGCTTCCGTCACCTTCACGATTGCGGGATCGCCTGCCATCAGGCGCCCGCCTTCTTGAGCGGCAGCACCCAAGTCGCGCCGGTCGAGCCGCGATCACGGCCCTTCATGGCCCAGACCTTGCCCGGCAGCAGGGCGACGGTGATCCGGTCGCCCGCCACCGGATCGGCAACGAGGTCCATCGGGACTTCGACCCGGACGGCATCGGCTGCGGCGGCGGAGTTGCCCGGATTGACGATCGTGGTGTCGAACTCGACCCACGCGTTGAACGTCACCGATGAACCATCGGCGAACGTATAGGTGATCTCGTCGCCCAAGGCGTCGTTGACGCCACGCTCAAGGGCGAGCGTGGCGTCGCGGAGCGTGGTCATCAGGCGGCGGGCGGCGCGTCGGCGCTGGCGGCGGCGGCGAGGTCAGCGACGCGCTTTTCGGCCGCTTCCTTACCCTGGACGATCTCGGGCTGATCAAGGCCGGGGCCGGTGATGGCATATTTCCCGAACCCCTGATGCGCCATCGAGAACGCGCCATTGGTCTCGCTCTCGTCATCGTCGTCATCGTCGAGGCCGTCGGGATGCTTCCATCCCTTCGGCTTCTCGATCGACCCGTCGATCACGAAGTCATTGATCAAGGCGTCCGGCACCTCCTTGATCATGCCGGCTTTCGCCACGATCATGCTCGTGCCGTCGTGGAACACCCGCTGACGCAGGAACTTGTGCTTGGCCATAGTACCTTCTCCTTAGACCTGAGCGAGCAGGACGAGGTCCGGCCGCATGTTGAGGAAACCCGGATAGGAATAGATCTCGGGCTGGACCCACTGGTCGCGCTGGGTGTCGCGCACGAGCAGCGGGTAATAGCGGCGGCCCATCTGGTGCATGGTCTCGAACTGCTCGTTGTTCGGACCCATGACGTGCTTGAACATGCCCGGCACGCCGGTCGGGAAGATCTTGCACTGGCTGGCGGTGATGCCGATCTGGGTGTTGCCGCGATAGCGGATCCAGTCGACGCCCGCGAAATGGAAGATCTCGTACCGCTGCATCCCGCGCAGATCTGCCGCCGCAGTCCAGTTGAGGTACGTCTTCTCGACGTCGGGGTGCGTCACCAGCCGATTGAAGAAGCCGGCGCTGCAAAGGGCCCGGATCGCGAAGGCCGGCGCGTTGCCCGCAAGGCTGGCTTGCTCGATCGGTGTCACGATCAGCTCGTCGATGTCGCGACGCAGCTTGCCGGGGAGCGGATTCGCGTTGTCGAGATCTAGGTCGATCACGGTCGGCTGCGAAATACCGAACTCGGCATAGAGGTCGATGATGATCGAACCGTTGGGGTTCTTGACCACACCGTTGAGCGCGCCGAGCCGGTGCAGCTCCTCGGTGCCTTCGAGATCAACGATCAGCTGATCCTGCTTGCGAGCGAGCACTTTCGCCAGCGTCTCGACGTCGCCCTCGCCGTCGTACGGCCGCAGGTTGGCGATCTGGTGCGCGTAGATCTGGTCGCCCTTCGCCACGCGCGGGAGCTTGAACTGGCGGATCGACTTGGCCGGCTCAGTGCCCATCTCGATCGGCGCGCCACGGAGGCTGGTGTTGATGAGGTTGAGCTGACCAGCCCGAAACTCGATCTGGATCGTGTCGGTCGCGACCGGCTCGGGCTCGAATCCGATCAAGGTGTCCAGGCCGGTCGGCACATACGGGATCTTGTCGATCGCCTTGAGCATCGAAGTGACGCTGAAAGTCGGGTCGTTGAAAACGTCGAAGGTGATCATGGCGTAGCGCTCCTTTGCGCGAATGGCGTCGTCAGGACGCGTGCTGGGGAAGAACCTTCATGCCCTTGGCGCGCAGGGCGTTGAGGGCAGCGAGAAGGTCGGCGGCGGCGATGCCTGCCTTGGCGATCAGGTCGTTGCCGTTGATCGTCGCCGGGCCGTTGACGGTGGCAACGGTGACGGCGTCCGCGTTGGTGGCGTCCGTCTTGTGAAACAGGATCGCCGCGGCGACCTGCGCACCGTTATTGAGGGCGACATCATGGGCGACGTACTTGCCCGACGCGGTGATCTTGCCGAGGATCTGGCCGGGGTAGAGGACACCGGCGCCGCTCGCGACGATGATCTCCTCGTTGATGATGTTCGGGGCTGCGCTCTCGCCGAGGTAGCAGCCGGGACGGCGGAAATCGTAAGAGTTCATGGACGGCATGACGGCTTCTCCTTGTCAGCGCTTGCTGTGCTGGGGGCGAACGCGGTCCCAGATCGCGTCCGCCGACTTGCTATCGGCGGCGGGCGTCTCGGCACCCGCGCCGAGCTGCGGGTTCTGCGTGCTCACCAGCGCGGCGAGCATCGGATCGGCGGCGGCCGAACCCTTGGGCGACTTCGCGAGCAGGCCGGTGATCTCGTCGGTGCTCATCGAGGTCTGAAGCATATCGGCGGCCTGGCGCTCGCGGCCGGTACAGTGCTCGCATGCGAACACGGTCGCGACCCGAGCGCGCTCATCGGCTCGGATCTGCGCCTCCGCGCTCAGTGCCGGCGCGGGGGGCGCGGGATCAGCGGCGGCTTGTTCGGGCTGCTGCTCCTCCTCCGGCGCGGGAGCCGGCGGCGTGACGCCCGCCTCGTCCTCTTCGTCTTCCGCCGGCGGCGCCGGAGGATCGGCGGGATCGCCGGTGGGGTCTTCCGCCGCCTGCACCGGCGGCACCGCGCCGGTCGTCGTGTCGAGCGCGTGGAGCGCCGAGCCGCCGAGCAGAGCGCGGGCAGCACGGGACACTCCCGCGAAACGCGAGTTGGTGTTCATCACAGTCTCCTTGGTCGGTAGGGTCAGGCTCGCGCGAGCGAGCGTTGCAGCTTTGCCCAGGCTTCCGGCTCGGACATGATGCCGTCCATGAGCCCCAGGCGGAGGCCATCGCGCGCGTCGAACCAATCGGCCTCCGTCGCATCGACCGACTGGATCGAGATCGCGCGGCCGGTTGCGACAAGCTTGTTGAAGCGCGTCCGCGTGTCGTCACACCAGATTTGCAGCTTCTCGGCCGCCTTCTGATCGAGGTTCTCGTACGGCATCGTTCGGGCCTTGCGGTCGCCCGCGCGGACGATCGTCACCTTTACCCCGCCCTTTTCGAGCGCGGCCGTCAGATCGACGTGCATCACGAAGCAGCCGATCGAGCCGACGATGGCATCCTCAGGGCCAAACACCTTGTCGCAAACGCAGGACAGGGCATAGGCGGCGCTGGTCGCCTGCTCATTGACGTAAGCCCAGATCGGCTTGCCGCCCTCGCTCTTCGTGCACTGCGCGATTTCGGCGGCCAGCGCGAAGCAGCCGGCCGTCGCGCCGCCCGGCGAATCGACGTCGAGCCAGATCGCCCGAACGTCATCGTCCGCCATCGCGGCGCGCAGCTTGCGCGCGATACCGTCGTAGCCGGTCATGCCCGAGATTGGATCGAGATAGCCGTACTTGTGGACCAGCGTGCCCGAGATCTCGATGACGGCGACGCCATCAGCCATAGGGTAAGGCTTCCAGTCCTCGTAGGAGCGCCGTGCCTCGCCAGAGCTCATGGCCGCCTGCATGTCAACCGCGTCCATGACGCTGCCGTCGAGCCGCTCGAACGACCCGATGCCGAGCCGCTCGCGCAGCGCCGCGACGATCACCTCCGCCTTGCGCGGATCGATCATCACCGGGACGTTGAAGAGCTGCTGCGCCACATGGGCAAGTTTCGTCATGCGTCCGCTCCTGCCGACTGCCGCGCATCGATCGCGTCCTGATCGTCCATCCCACCGCCGGCGTTGGTATCGTTGCCGCCGCCGGCGTTCCCCGTCCCGACGGTGGACGGGTTGCTCGAGATGGGCAGGCCGTACTTGCGGCGCTCTTCCAGCTCGCGCTTCTGCTGCCAAAGGACGTCACGCCAATCGCGACCCTGCTCGGCGCAGTCGATCTCGAGGTTGGAGACACCGCCTTCACGGTCGACCGCCGAGCCGTCGGCTTCCTTCTTCCGGTCGATGATGCCGCGGCCCGGCCCGATCCACTCGCACTGTGTCAGCGCGTCGCGCCAAACGTAGAACATCGTCTTGCCGCCGGGGATCTCCACCAGGTCGCGGGCGACTGCCTCCTCGAGCCAGGCAGCAAAGATCGGCGTGCAGAACATCTGCGTGAACAGGTGGCGGTCGGCAAGTAGGCCGCGCCAGATCTCGTTGAGAAGGGTCCGCGCGCTCGAGTAATTGATGCCGGACCAGTCGTTGGACAGCTGCTCATACGAGAGGCCGAGCGCGCTCGCGATCGCGCGCAGGATGTAGTTCTGGAAGGTGACGTAGTTGCTCGAGGCGCGTTCGGATGTGAGCGTCTCGATGCTGTCGCCGTCGGGCACGACCGCGACACGCACCCCGTTGAAGGTGAGGTCGGCCTGCTCGTAGAAATCGGCGCGGTGCGCGTCGGTGCTCTCGTCGATGCCGTCGTCGACGGGCGACATCGATGCCGCCATATCATCCGAGCTGCGCTTGGTCCGCGCGTACAGGCCGAAGATCGCGTTGGTGATCTGCGCCTGCAACTCGGTTTTATCGGCGAGCCCCTGCTGCGTGATCCGCGAGATCGCGGAGGCGAGCCGTCCAATCGAATGATGCTGGTGCGCCCGTCGCTTGGCAATGGCTCGCACGAAGAGCGGGCGCCCGGTCGCCGTCTCGCGCGGGATGCGCGTCCACGCCAGCGACTTGTAATCGCCGGGGGCATCGTCCGGGTGGCTGTTGCGGACGTGGTATGCGACCTCGGCGCCCCACTGGTCCAACTCGACGCCGCCGCGCAACGTCGCGCTGTCCGGCGCGCCATCCTTGTTCGACAGCCGGTCCGGGTCGACCACCAGCACCGACGTCTGGAACGGGCTGCCACGGTCGAGCATATACATCGCGGCGCAGGCTGAGCCGTCAACGACGTAGTGGCGATATGCCAGTTGCACGAGGCCGCCGAAATGGTGGTGGCGCTCGACGTCGCACACGAACCGCGACGATTTGCCCCAGACCCGGAACAGCGCCTCCACCTTCGTTGCCCACTCGTCGGCCCACTCCGCCGAAAGCCCCATCGCGGCGAAGTCCGGCTTGAGCTTGAGCCAGATGTTGGAACCGACGACCGCGTCAACGCGGCGGTCGATGCCGCCGTTGATCAGCGCGTTGTTGCGATCGATGTCGCGCGATCGCGCTACGATCCTGTCGCGCGACTGCATCACCTCGTTGTCGGGCGAGCGCAGACGCGGATTGAAGCCCGATAGCTCCTGGCTGTGCCCGCCGGCCACATAAGCCGGCGACGTCAAACCCAGCGAATAGGCACGCTGCTTCGGCGCCCCGACCGTCGCGGTGATTGTGCCGGCGGAGGTGCCGCCGGTCGCCACCGATGGCGTCATCGACCGAACCTCACGCTCAGCGCGCGGAAGCGCGGACGGCCGCTGCCGGCTGCGCGATCCAGCGCCTCGATCTGATCGTCGACTTCCGCGATCGCGCCCTTGATGTCATCGGGCGTCATCGTCGCGTACACCACGCGGCGGCCGTCCCGCTGGTATTCCTTGACCTGTTGCCCGGTCAGAAGAGACGTGCGCGCGCTGACGAGCGCGGCGCGGTCGGCAACGAGCTGCTCCCGTGTCGGCATCATTTCCTCCTGTTGAGTGCCGCCATTCGCTCTCGAGCGGTTGGCGCGCGTGTGGTGACGGGCACGGCAGCCGGCGCAGGCTGGCCGATCTCGTCGACGGATATTCTGACCGGCTTCGCCCAAACGGGGCGCTTCGCGATCCAGTCGATGTCGGCGCGGTCGGGGCGCAGCATTAACCGCGCCGCCTCGGCGTAGCCGAACAGATCCAGCGTCTCGTTCGGGCCGCGACGCTCCCAGACATCGTCGATCAGCACCTCGCCTGAGAACTCGGCGAAGGTCGATTTGGGCAGGCCGCGCGCGAAGTAGCACTGGCCCGGCCCGCCATCGGTCGTTGCTACGCGCTCCACCGAGAGCGTCTTGAGCTTGTGCACGCCGAGATCGAACTCGAGCACAACCGGCAGCACCGATTTGCCCATCTCATCGACGCTGACCTCGCGGCCTTTCGGCGGAAGTTCCGGCGCGGCCGGCGACTTCGAGCCCTTAATCAGCCGGACGCGCTCCCAACGCTGCGCCTTGCCCCAAGAGTAGCCGGCCCGCGACATGCGCCGCGCGAACTCGCGGGCTTTCCATGTGACGTGGCCGTCGCCTGTGTCGATCGTCATGGCCGCGACCGGCAGCGCGAGATCCGGGTCGTCCGCGAGCGGCACCAGCCGGTCGAGAACCTCCGTGCGCAACACGTTCCAGTCGTCGATACGCTCGGCTGGCCTCAGATCGCGCAGCACCCCGTCGGGCCAACGGCGCTGCTTCAAGGTGACGCGATCGATCAACCAGGACCTGCCCTCGAGATCCCAGCCCCAGAAGCCAACGTCGAACTTGGACCCACCCGGATCGACGGCGGCAGTCACGAACAGGGCCTGGCTCGGCACGGTCCCGACCTTGAACCCGTCGGCGTCCTTCGCCCGCTCCTCGAGCTTGCCCGCGTCCAGCGCCTGCGCCACGCCGTCCGCCCCCTCGTAGATCTCGCCCAGAACCTTCGCCGAGACCTCGCGGAGCCGCTCCGGTCGCTTCGTGCGCTCGTATGTGACGAGCGCGCTGATGTACCGCCGCGCGAGATCGGCCCAAGACACCCACGGCGACATCGCGCCGTGTATCCAGAACCCCATCACCTTCCGCGAGCGTGGCTCACCGGTGACGTTGCCGTTCACATCGATCGACTGGCCTTCATGCACCCATTTGCCAGCGGCGTTCATGGCGCGCTTGGCCTCGTTGTCGATGATGCTGCCGCAGTGCGGACAGCTGAGCCCGGCCGTCTTCGCGACGTGATCGAACATCTCGTCATCGCTCACGCCGGTCAGCCTCACGTAGAAGAGCGTGGTGCGCCAACCCTTCGGCGCGGTCGGGCAAGGGCTCGAGAAGCCGCCGCAGTCCGGACAGGGCCAGTACCAAATCCCCCGGCTCGACTCCTTCCATGCCGCCGCGACCCCGGAGGTCCAGCCCGCATCCATGTGGCTGCACACGTAGCCCTTGAACCGGGTGCCGACCGTCGTGCCGCGGATCAGCATCTGGTCGATCATGGAGTTGCGCAGCTTCGGCCGGGCCGAATCCACCTCGTCCACCACGATAAGCCCGCCGGTGCGCCCCGTGATGGTGCGGGCGTTGATCTGCAAATATTCAAGGATGCGGCCGGCGATGCGCTTGAACGTGCGCTTGTCGTCGCTGCGCCCCTTGCCGACCTTCGCCTGGATGTCAGGGTGAAGCTCGAAGATCTTCGTGACCGTGCGGTCGATGTAGCTGTCGCGCTCGCTATCCGAGCCGAGATACCACAGCACATCCGGCACCGGCCCGAATTTGAGCCGCTTGAACAGGATATTCTCCGCACCGATCGTTCCACCGACGCGGCCCGGCTTGGGCACGATGATCAGGTTCGTCGCCGGATCGTCCCCCGCCTCTTGCGGCCCCAGCATGTAGGGCGTCAGATCCGGGTTCCAGAGCGAAGCGCCCGTCCCCTCGGCATGGGGAATGTACCGATAGCGCGCCGCGCAGTCGGTCGTCGAAATGTCCTCCGGCGGCGTCAGCAGTTGCAGCGCTTCGCGCGCCATCGTCACCGGGTCGGCGCAGAACTCGTCGCGGGAGAGACGGTCCAGGTCCCGCCCCACCTCTTCAAGCGCGTCCACCGATCCCCCATCGTGCGAGCGACGCGTCGACCCGATCGCGCACCGTGATCAGTACCGTGCGCAGCTCGCCTTGCACGTCCGCGCGCAACTCGGCCGGCCATTGGCCCGCCACGTCGAGCCGCTCCGCGACTGCGAGCGTCTCCGCCTGCATCGTCGCCATCACATGCGCGAACAGCGCGGCAACCTGATCGGCGCGGACATACTCGCCCTGCAACTGCTTGAGGCGGTGCGTCGTCATCTGCGCCTCGGCGAGCGCCTTCATGCCCCGAGCGTCCGAGGCGCGATCGGCAGCGGCGCCGGGTCCAGCGGCGACGTCGGACGAAGGGGCGGCGCCCTCTGCCCCGCCGAACCCGGCCAAGCGGGCAATCTCCGCCTTCCGCGCCTCTTTCCCTGCTTTCAGGAATCGAGCTTGCTTGATCAGGTAATCGAGCACGTCGACGAGATCGAACTGCCACGCCTCGCCGACGCGCCCGCGTTGCTTCACCGGGAACGCCGCATCGTTCGCGATCCAGCGCTCGACAATCCGCCAGGTGGCGCCGGTTGCGCGGGCCATCGCCGCTGCGTTGACCATTTCGCCAGCCGTCGCTGCCTCACGCGATTTCAAGAGCGAATCGAGGTAGTCGGCCGGGCTGACCGCTACCCTCGGCATGTCATGCTCCTGATCCCGTAGAGTTGTTAAACGCCAACCCTTCCGGGCAACAAAAAAGCCCGCAAGAAAACTTGCGAGCTTCTGTGGCGGGCGTAATTCGCCAAGGCCGATCTGCCCGTATTTGGGTTCCGGGTCAAGATCTTCTTTGGGGCATCGAACGAATTATCGGTGCGACATACACCATCAACCCCAACAAACCTCTCCTAAATGCTGCCGAACCGTTGGTATATCTGCATTTTGCGAGCCTAGATGCTTCCCTGACAGAGAAATCATGGAGAACAACTTGATCGAAGAGACTGATCACATCGTCTGGCACAAAGCGGCGTGACCATCGAAATTCGTCTCGCGCCTCAGCCTCGGTGGCCGTCTTCGCAAGATGGCCGAACGTTTTAGGTCCGTCGCCGAACTTGGGATAAAACGTGCTCGCCACTAGCGGGTCGAGCCCAGATCGTTCCCACTGTCCCCGATACCAACCACAACAGGCGAACTCCTCGATGTCGAGGACGCCGGCACGAAACAACTTCGTGACCCGGTCGACACGCCTGACTGTGATTATCGGCTCGCGCACCGTCCCTTCGACCTTCTCAGTCTCGTAGGGGTCGAACTGGTCGCGGGCGAGTTGCTCCTCCGGCAGCGTGTCGCGCGACTCCTGCAAGTTGACGAAGCGCCCATGTGCTACCTCGATCCGCGCTGCACGCCGGCGTTGATCGGTCTCGCGATCCATCAGGTCGCGGTTGATGATACCGCGCACTCGCAACTGCTCGCGCTCGCGCGCCGCGCGAATCCTTGCGAGCGGATCTAGCTCGTCCCGGTCGTTCATTACTTTCCCCGCTTCCCAAAGAGTTTCTCGGCCAAAATCTCAGCCTGTTTCTGATCCGTCCAATTTTGCAGCCAGGTCGGGTTGATCAGGATCAGCCCATGTTGGTGCCATGCCTCCCGCGCTGCGCGTTTCGCCGCTGCCGGATCGGGCTGGTGATGAAGGCGCGCGAACGGTGCGAGGCTGGACTGGCTCATGCCGCCGCCCCTTCCTGCCGCTGCCGCACCTCGATGCGGCGGTTCGGCGCCTCTCCCGTGATGAACCAGACGCGCCCACCGTGCTCGCGCGCGTTCAGATCATCGCAATGGCGTTGCAGCTGATCGATCCCGCCGGCTGCTTCCTGAGAGTGAATCTCGCGGCACAGGTCGATCAACTCGCTCGCCTTGGGCATGAAGCGGCTGGCGCGCACCCACTTGCGGCACGCGCGCTCAAGCAGCGCGGGCGGTATGTCGGCGACGTCGAGAATGAGCAGCCGCATCGTCTCTGCGTGCGCCTCAAGGTCGGCCTGAACCGAAGGACGGTAGCGCAGGCCCATCTCGCCAATCAGGCGGGCTGTAGTCGGGTGGACCCTCGGCTGCACGGGCTCGTCGAACGAGATCGAGCGCTGGGTCGGGGCGGTGTCCTCGAAGGTCGCCAGCGCTCGGCTGGCTAGTGAACTGACGGGCTCCATGCTGGTCGTCTCCGTTGGGATCGTAGATACCGCCCCAGCCCTTGGCTGCGGCATGTTCGAGCAGTCGGCTTGGCGGCCACTCAGGGCTTGAGAGGCGATCGAGGTCGCGCAGCAGCTTGGTGTGCGCGGTCGCGGTGTTCGCCAGCTTCTTGCGCTTTCGGTTGGCGAGGAAGTCACGCCAGACCTGATCGGTCGCGAAGTCGGGCTTCGGGAACACGTCCTGCGCGCGCTGCGCGGGAATAGGGGTGATAACCCCTATTATCCCTGTCCCTGTCCCTGTCTCTAGCGATCCCGGTGGGATGGTTTCGTGATCCCGGTGGGATGCTGTAGTCGTCCCGGTGGGATCATCTGCGCGTCCCGGTGGGATCGACGCTGCATCCGTTCGGGACTCCCGACGTCGTGCTTTCGCGAGCGATTTGGAGTCGGGGGCGATCGCCGCGAGGCGGTCTGCGGCGTCCGACAGCATGGCTTCGATCGGCGTCGCATCGAAGGTCGACTTCCACCGCTTCGCGTTGCCGGCACCGCTCGAGATGCGCTGCACGAGCTTCTCGATCCACGCCTCGAGCGCGAACTCGCAAACGGTCTCGTGATACAGGCGTCCGTCTTCGCATTCGACGAAGCCGCGCAACGCGTCCTTCTTGACCTTCCGCCACGTTTTCACGTCGCGACCGAGCCCCGCCGCCTTCGCGAGCGCGCCGTCTTCGTTCTCGAGCGAACCAGCGGGGATCGCGTGCCAGGCGGAGAACCAGAGATTCACGCCGGCGCGCCACGCGCTGTCGTCGATCACCGCGTCGAAGCTGGACTGCCTCAGACGAGATATGTCGATCATCATCCGCTGGAAGTCGCGCAGATCGCAATCTGGCGGCGTCAACGGCATCCTGAGGTTACTCACCGGATCGCCTTTCCGCACCGGTATCGATGCTGTTCATCAGCGGCTGCCGAACTGCCGCACGAGCGGGACGGCACTTCGCCAAGGTGGTGTGAAGCCGAGCGCGTCCGCCGCGTAATCAAGGATGCCGAGCGCCTCGGCCTGATCGTGCTTGGCCGGCTTCCAACCGAACTCGCCGCAGCGATCCATCGCCAGCCCCTTGAGGTCGACCTTGATCTGCTTGCCGGTGAGCGGGTCTCGCGGACGCTTGATGCCGCCGAGAAAGTGCCGCCGCCAGGACGACTGATTGACCGCGCGCACGATGCGACATTCCATCGCATCGCCCCAGCTCTCGGCGTGCATCGCGAGGCCGTGCAGCACGTCTATAGTGCGCTGGTTGGTTATGCCCGCGCCGGGTCCGAGATTGAGCGGCGTTTCGTAGAACACCGCGTCGATCGTGCCGAGCATGTGGATCTCGGACATGCACTGGTGCAGCTTGCCGAACGTGCCGCCCAACGAAGTGAACTCGCTCCCGAGCACCCAGACGCCGGACGCGGGGCCAGCGTCGGCGGGGGACCATGTGGCCCAACCCGCCGAGCGCATCGACAAGTCCATTGCGAGAATTCGCACCGGACGGTTACTCCGCCGCTTCGGCGTCGGGCGCTGCGCCCACGTCGTTCGCGGTGGTCGGCTCTTCGCCCGCGAGATCGCTGTCATCGGCGGGGTGCGGAGGGATCGTCACCAGCTTGGGCTTCGAGCGCTTCGGCTGCGTCGGGATGATCTCCTCCCGCTGCTGGCCCGCCGCCACGTCGAGCAGATCGTGCGGCATCGCCACGCCGAGCGCCTTGAACAGGCCGTTGAGCGAGCGGAGGTAATCGTCGCGCTTCGACTCCTCCATCTCGAAGATGCGGAAGGCGGTGCGCGCGGCGGCGGGCTGGATGTTCGCCCGCTTCTTGATCGCCTTGTAGGCGGTCGACTGCTCCTGCGCGAACTCGCCGACCCGCGACTGCGCAGGCTTAATGTCCTCGCGGTACAGCTTCACCGCGAGGTCGAAGTCCGGCTTTGCAACCTCCCCACTGATCGGGGCGGCGGACCTTGCCATTCGTGCCATCGTCATTCTCCTTGTGAGGGCGTCGGGGGGAGGGATTGGACCGGACTCGGTATGGGGCTCAGGGGGGCCACCGAGACGCACCGGCAACGGGGTGTCATGGAAACCCATCCCCCCTCTTTCGCGCCCCCGACGGGCGCGGCGTTCTTGAAAGCGATCATCCGGCTTCACCGCGGAGGATGCGCAGCTCGCGAGCGCGCGTTTCCTCCGGCGAGAACCTGCCCGCCGGCAGGAAAAGCCGGTTGGGGTCCATGATCGCACCATTGGCGAGCGCGTGCAGCGCCGCCGGGGTAAAGTCCTCAGCGGCGGTGCCGATCGTCTCGGCTATCTGGCGGCGGCGCTCCTCGGGCGTCATGCGGCTTCCCCGAAGTGCTCGGTCTGGTTGCCCCAAGCATCCCAGCCGGTCCGCTGCTCGCGCGCGAACAGCTCGGCGTAAGGCCCGGCGTAGAGTGCCTCGACATCGTCGTGGAGGTTCTCGGGCTTGCGGCTGTGCTCACGCGTCGGCGCGACGATCAGGTTGCGGACCGAGCGCGAGCGCACGGCAGGCTTGCCGATCGTGCCGAGCAGATAGAACTCGGCCGCCGAGCGGAAGCAGTAGCCGGTGCCGAACGCCCATGCGGTGTCGGTGCTGGACCGCTTCGCCCAAGCGCCGGCCGACTTGAACGTGAAGCCCCATGCGCGCAGCAACTCGATGGCGTCCGGCAGCATCGGCGCGGTCGCCCACATGAACAGCGCGCAGTCCGGCGCAGCGAGGTGTCCGACCGGCAGCGCGGCAATCGCGGCGGTCTCCATGCATGGATAGTGCGCGACCGGGTTCTTGGCCTCGCCTTCCGCAGAGAAGTTGCGGAAATACCAAGGCGGATCGGCGATGATGGCGCCGTAACCGAACATGCGGAGGGAGCCGAAGGGCCAGGTCTCGGCCATCGCCCTACCCCGCCGTCCGCGCGAGGCGTTCGCGGTATCCGTCGAACACCTGAGCCGCCGCCTCGATCGCGTCGCGGTTCGCGCGAAGAGCGTCGTCGGAGAGTTCTCCGCCGGCCGAGGTCGCTTCCTGCAACGCTACGAGGGCGCGCATGATGACGAGCACCGCTTCGGCCGCCGGCAGGTGGCAAGCGTCCAGCGGCACGATCTTCATGTCGATCAGCGCCATCACAGCGTTGGCAAACTGGCCGTTCCACTCGCGCGTGCCGAGCAGGAACGAGATGAGACCCATGTCCCCCTCGCCCGATGCGTAGCCGGCGGCGGTCTCGCGCTGCTTGCCGAGCACCAAGCCGACGTCGTTCCAGGACAGATCGTCCTGCTTTTTGATGGCCGCGATGCTCGCGCCTAGCGTCTCAAGCGCCTTCGTTCCCGAAAACGACCGCCGTCTGCGGTGGAAATCCGACGCGCTCATACCGTAACGGCCCCGGCATGACATGCACGCCCCAAGGGGTTCACAGGGAGGTTCGAGCGCCGCAGATCCAGACGGAGGCCATTAGGGTCCGTCGGCAGCGCATCGAACACGTCGCACATCGCTAGGTTCGCGCCCAGCGCGCTTCTGGGCCCCAAAGCTGCGCTAGTCACCGGAAAGTGCCTCCGCGCTCGCAGCTGCGGCGGCGTATTCGTCAACGGCGCACATGGCTATGCTACGCGCCGCCCCTGCCGGGCCGCGAGCAATTTGCCCAAGCATTGCGGCGACGACATCGGCCGCCAGCGCTCGAACCTCAGCTCGCTGCGTAGCGGTCAGGCTGGATCGTACAATGCCAAGGTTTTGCAGGTCATAGCTATCGCCATGCCCGGAGCGCACCAACCGCCGAACCGCGTCCTCCTGCTCGGGGGTAAGGGCGCTCATGCAGCGGCTCCGCTCAGGACCAGTGTGCATGCAACAAGAGGAGACGAAAAATGGCTGACGTTCGATCTATCCACGCAATTGCTTGGTTTACAGCGAGCGCGACCGCCCGAATTGCGCATGATTTGGCAGACCAAGGCCTGCTCTCCGATGACGCGATCAATCATCTGCACGCTCTCCTCGCAGTCGCGCGCAAGCACATTGAGGCGCTCGGGGATGTTGATTCCGAGAGCACGTTGCTCGCACTTGAGCAGCAATTGCCCTTCGCCAGTCGGCCCCCTGCTCCTTGATCGATTCAATATCGGCGATACACTTAGCCGCGAGTGCTTCCGCGACCGCGTGACGCACATGATCGCGAACTGCGGCATCGCTGCCGTTAAGCGCGCTGGCGATCATCTCCGCGACGATCCCACGCACTTCGGCAGCCTGCGCATCTGTGAGCGCGCTCATGCCGCAGCCGCCTCGGCCGGCGTTTCGCCTCCTATGGGGGATTCCAGCCAAGACTGGATCAGCACCTCGCCGTTCGTCGCCTTCTCGATGGCGTGTGCCAGATCCAGCGACGGGCGTACCCTGTTGCGGCGAAGCTTGCTGACCATCGAGCGATCACGTCCAATCAGCGGCGCGAAATCCGCGTCGTTGATCGCGTGGCGCTTCAGATAGGCGTCGAGGGAAGTGCTCATGCGCTCGTATTGTGCAAGCGATGCACACAGGTCAAGTACGAAATGTGCAGAATATGCGCACGACACCGGATGGCGCTCTGTGCATGACGCGCACATGGACGTTGACTGGCTCAAAGCGCGCAAGCGCGAACTCAGCATAACCGACGCTGATTTGGCGCCGGCAATGGGTGTTGAACGGTCGGTTGCTAACAAGATTGCGAACGGGAAGGTCGAGCTAAACGCGCGCCGGGCAGACGCTGTGGCAGCCCTACTAAAGGTCAACCGAGACGAGGTTCTTTATCGCTTCGGGATCTCGGCTGCACAACCTCCGGCCGAGTCGGCCGCAAGGCTTCCAGCTGCAATTTCTGATCACCAGCCCACTCGTTCGATTGGAGCGGGAGAAACTGTTGGTGTTATGCGAATGGACCTATCTTATGCGATGGGACCCGGCACCGACATCGACCAAGATTACATCGACGGAGAGATCGTCCAACTCGATGTCAGCTTTTTGCGGCGGCTAACACCCTCATCGCCGGAGTTGATCCGGATCGTAAATGGCGTCGGCGATTCCATGTTCCCCACGATCCACGACAGCGAGGATCTCGTCCTAGATCTCGGTCAGAGAACGCTCAATTTGCAAGACAGAATATGGGCGATCTCCCTTTTCGGTGTGGGAGCTGTGAAGCGCCTCCAAGTCGTTGGGCAAGGTCGGATCGAGGTGATCAGTGACAATCCCGACGTGCCGAACCGCGAAGTGGATGCCGAGGACATCATTATCGTTGGTCGCGTGGTAGGATCGATCCGCAGACATTAATATTTTGGGGGGAGACGAGATGAACCTGAAGCTCGTTTTCGCGGCAGCTGCATTCTTTGTTTGCGCTCCTGCCATAGGGGAACGCAAAGCACCCCCGCCGGAGCCCACCACGCGTCCCAAATGGATCGACGTGCGACGGGAAGGCGAGCGGAAGTTCAAGAGCGTTTTGGTCGACCCCGATTCAGCGCAGATCTCCTATTCTTCCGGATTTCAGTGGGGCTATTTAAAGCCTCCCCTCACCGCTCGTACATATGGCTGGATTGCTTGTGGTTCCGCGAACGCGAAGAACACCATGGGCGGCTACGCTGGCGCGCGCCCCTTCTTTATTTTAGTCGACGCAAACGGAGGTGTTCAGGCCGATTTCGCTGACGAGTACGTATCGACGTGCGATCAGGGAAAGCCGGTGCCGTTGCAGCCGGAACTTGAGACATCGCCAAGCACTGTCATCCCATCGTCTAAAGCGGATGAATTAGGCAAGCTTGCTGACCTGAAGTCCAAGGGGGTATTGACCCAGGCAGAGTTTGACGCAGAAAAAGCGAAGCTCCTGGCGCGCCCCTAAAACTATGCGCGCTATGTCTCTCAATGTGGTGGGTGCACAGCACCCGAACAAGCGAGGTCCGACTCGACTATTCGCTGTTGAACTATGTCGTCCAGGCGATCTCGTTGAACTTCGACCGGAGCCCAAGAATCCAAAAGACGAGTACGCCGTCGCAGTTTACAATAGCGCTGGGATGCAAATGGGCTACCTGAGTGCTGAACGAGCGCCGTGGATCGGCGGCATGATCCGCAGCGGGCGCGAGATTCGCACCGTCTTCCAGCATCAGACCAGCTACGGGGCAGTGATTCGGCTCGCATTTGATGGCGACGATCCTGACCTCACAGGGCTACGAATGGCGCCGCCGCAGCCGCCTAGCGAGGTTGAATTCTGGCCAGACGAGGAGTGGCCGGACGAATAAAGTGCATATGATGCACATTAGGCGTTGACGTAATTGTGCAATGAATGCACACAAGGCCCATCGAACCCGATGGGAGCCTTGCAATGCAACTCTTTCTCGCGGCTGGCCTGGCCGCAGCGTCCGCCCCTTCCATAGCCTTCGCCGGGCTGTGGTGGCACGAGCATCGCCTTCGCCGCGGCGAGCAGCTGTTCTCCGTCTTCATGACGCAGCAACGCGACACGCTGCTGACGGAATTGCGCCGGCTTAAAGAGGTCGAGGCCGGTCGCAGCAAGATCCGGTCCGCAGCGATAGCCCGCGGCAATCGCACCCGCTCCTGGCGCCGCGCCGCCGCGGAGTTCGACCCGTCGAAGTACGAGAAGGCGACCGTCGGCACGGTGGTCGAGGGCACCCGCGTCATCGTCGATGAAGGCTTTCCCTGCATCAAGCCGGGCACGCGCCACTATGTCCGAAAGGACGAGAACGGCTTCTACATCGCCTGCACGAGCGGGAGCCATTACCTCGAGGGCCAGCTCGAGGAGGGCGACGTTTATCTCGGCGTCTATCTCGCGCCGTCACCGCGCGACGAGGTGCCAGCGATCGAAAGCGCCGCCGCATGAGCGCGATCGCTTCGATCGAGACGTGGCAACCCCTCGCGTATGTGTCGCACCGTCGACGCTACCAACTGAACCGCACGAACGGCGCTACCGAGATCAGCACGCACGATGACCTGAGCGAGGCGAGCGACATGCTCGAGGCGTTCGGCCGCGCGCACGCTGATGACGCGGAGGCGGTCGCCGGGATCTACGACTTCCACACGCTGACCTTCGTCGACGCGTTCTGCGGCGGGGTGGCGTGATGGAACGCTTCCGGTCCGGGATGGAGGTCATCAACGCCGGCGCTCCGGTAGCAAATCCGGTCGTCACCGCAGAATGTTTCGGCCGCGAGTTTCCATTCCTCCACGCCGCATCGATCGTCGTGCGGCCGAGCGCGGACCTCACCGCGACCGAAATCTGCATCGCGCACCCGGCGTTCGCGGTCGGGCTCTTCCTCGGACTGAGCGCCGAGAGTGCGCGCGACGTGGCGCGCTGGCTTATCGCCGCCGCCGCCGAGGTCGATCGGGCGGGGATACCCTCATGAAGCGCGCGATCCAGCTGTTGCTGATGGGCTGGCTGCTCGGCGCCACCATCGCCCTCGTCATGGCCGTGCCCGCCTGAGCGGCACCCACCCCTTTTCAAACAGGAGACGCCATCATGGCAGAGACCGCCGTCGTATCTCGGGCAGAAGAGCCCGCCACCCAAGACATCATCCAGGAGGCAACGACCAACCCGGTCGCAGTGCTCACCGATGAGGCGAAGTTCGACCAGTTCTACCAGCGCATGAAGGAAGAGACGGACGGCTTACAGGCCGACGTCAGCACCAAGCGCGGTCGGGACGCAATCGCGGCGATGGCCTACAAGGTGTCGCAGACGAAGACGGCCATCGACAAAGCCGGTCTGGCGCTGACGGAAGGCTGGCGCAAGCAGACCTCGACCGTGAACGCGGCTCGCAAGAAGATCACCACCAAGCTCGACGAGCTGCGCGACCAGGTGCGCGCGCCGCTGAACGCTTGGGAAGAGACCGAGAAAAAGCGTGTCGCTACCTGCGAGGCGACGATCGCCCGCCTCGCGCGCGATGGCGTCGTGCAGCTGGCCGATACGAGCGAGCAGATCCGCGCGCGCATCGCAGCCGTCACCGCGACGGAAATCGACGAGGCGGTCTATCAGGAGTTCGCGGAGCAGGCGCTCGCCGTGCGCGAGGCGACGCTCGCCAACCTCGAAATCGCCGTTGGCCGGCTTGAGAAAGAGGAAGCCGACCGCGCAGAATTACAGCGGCTGCGCGAGGCCGAAGCGCAGCGTCTCGCCGCCGAGGCCGAGCGGGCACGCGAAGAGGAACGCCGCGCGGCCGAGCAGCGCCGGCAGGAAGAGATTGAACGCGAACGGCAGGCAACGGCTCAGCGCGCCGAGGAGCAGCGCCAGCGCGATATCGAGGAAGCATCGCGTCGCGAACGCGAGCGGATCGAGCAGGAAGCGCGCGATCGCGAGGCCGCCGCCGAGCGCGAGCGCCAAGCCGAACGTGACCGCGTGGAGCGGGAGCGCGCCGCCGAACGCGCCGAGTCCGAAGCGCGCATCGCGAAGGCAGAGCGCGAGGCACAGGCCGAGCGTGAAGCCGCCGCCGCCCGCGAGCAGGCGCGCCGCGACGAAGAGCAGCGCATCGCCGCCGAGCAGCGGCAGGCTGCCGAGGAACAAGCGGCACGCGAGCGCGACATTGCGCACCGGTCGGCGGTCAACGGCGAGGCGCAGGCGGCTATCGTGTCCCTCGGGGTCAAGGATCAGGTCGCTCACAACATCGTGCTGGCAATCGCCGCTGGCACGGTGCCGCACGTCCGGATCGCCTACTGATGTCCGGGCAGCTGATCACGAAGCCGGGTGCCTATCCGGGCATCGACGGCGAACGCTACCACGCGCAGGAGATCTGCGACGGTCCCTCGATCAGCAGTTCGGGGCTCAAGCTGATCACGTCCAAGAGCCCGGCGCATTTCTGGGCGCAGTCGCCCAACAATCCGCGCCGGGTCCACCGCCGCGACAAGCGCCACTTCCGCGTCGGTCGCGCGCTGCATGACGTCCTGCTGATCGGCGGCGCGGTTCCGGCCAATTACCATCTGACGCCAGACGGCTTCGACCCGCGCCACACGAACAAATGGTCGGACAGCATGGACGGCTACCGCGCGGCGATCGCCGCCGGGCAGACCATCCTCTCCGTCGGCGAGTTCCGCCTGGTGCAGGCGATGGCGGAGTCTGTCTCCAAGCACGAACTGGCTGGCGCACTGCTCACCGCCGGCGAGCCCGAGATGACCCTGGCCGCGCGCGACCCAAAAACGGGCGTGTGGCTTCGCGCGCGCCCGGACGTGCTGCCGACCGTCATGGAGATCATCCCTGACGTCAAGACGGCCGAGGACGCCTCGCTCGAGGCGTACGAATCGTCCGCCACCCGCAACGGCTATTTCCAGTCGGCCGCCCATTACATCGACGTGATCAATCTCGTGTTCGGCGAAGCGCGCCGCCGCTTCGTGCTGATCACGATCGAGAAATCCCCGCCCTACTGCGTCGTCATCGACCACCTCGACGACGACGATCTCGAGCAGGCGCGGATGCTCAACCGCAAGGCAATCGACCTGTTCGCTGCCTGCACCGCGTCCGGCGACTGGCACGGGTACAACCCGCCCGGACGACCGATCCGCGCCCTCCACATGGCCGCGTTCCAGCGCACCATCATCGCGAAGATGATCGAGCGCGGCGAACTTTCCTACGACTGAAAGGACGACGATGATCCTCGGATACGACACGGAAACGACCGGCCTCCCGCGCTGGAAAGAGCCGTCGGACCACCCGCAACAGCCCCATCTGGTGCAGCTCGCCATGATCCTCTTCGACATGGAGGGGCGCGAGGTCACGCGCTGGGCCAACCTCGTGAAGCCGGGGTACGGCGCTGTCATGGAGCCCGAAGCGTTCGAGGCCCACGGCATCACGCTCGAACGCGCGCGCGACGAGGGTGTCGAGCCGCGCCAGGCATTCGCTGCGTTTCAGGACATGCTGCTGAGCGCCAAGCTGATGGTCGGCCACAACGAGAGCTTCGATCGGCGCATGATGCGCATCCATGCGGCCCGGCATCTCGGCTTCAAATGGGAGCCGCCGATCCCGAACTTCTGCACCCTCTATCGCACGAAGTATATCATGCGATTGCCGGCGACCCCGAAGATGATCGCCGCGGGTGTGCCGGGTCCGAAGTCGCCCAACCTCGGCGAGTGCGTGAAGCACTTCCTTGGGGAGGAGATGGTCAACGCCCATGATGCGCTCGCCGACATCGAGTACACGATGCGGGTCTTCTGGCACCTCGTCCAGAAGCTGAACGTGCCGATGTTCAAGGCGCCGAGCAAGGCGAAGGGCTTCTTCGAGACGGTGACGGTCTGATGGCCGGCGCTGTCACCCCTGCCGAGATCCTGAACCAGCGCGCGGGCGTGCCCGCAAGCCAGGCGACGCGCGTCGAGCAATCGCGCGCGATCGCCGAGGTGCAGGCCGCGTTCGCCGTGGCGCAGGCTCGGCCGCGCGACGCCGCGCGCGCGCTGGCGCAGATCCTCGAGTCCTGCCGCATGAAGACCGTCGCCGAGAGCGCCTTTTTCAAGTTCCCGCGCGGTACAAGCAGCATCACCGGCGAGACCATCCATCTCGCGGTCGAGATGGCGCGTTGCTGGGGCAACATCAGCTACTCCGTCGTGGAACTCGAACGGAACGACGAGCGCGGCATCTCCGAGATGCTCGCCACTGCAACCGACCTCGAGACCAACACGACGAGCCGCACCAGCTTCATCGTGCCGCACAAGCGCGACAAGGAGGGCAATAAGCCGGCGACCCCGCTGATCTCGATGCGTGACATCTACGAGAACAACGCGAACATGGGCGCGCGCCGTCTCCGTGAGTGCATCTTCCGGGTACTGCCTACCTGGCTGATCGAAGAGGCGAAGGCCGCCTGCTACAAGACGCTCGAGAACGGCAGCGACGACCGTCCGCTACCGGTCCAGTTCGCCGAGGCAATTGCCGCGTTCGAGCAGCTGGGCGTGTCGCAGGCTCGGATCGAGGCCAAGCTCGGCCCGATCACCAGCCTGACGCTTCTCGATCTCGCCGGGCTCAAGATCAGCTACCGCAGCATCACGCGGAAAGAGATCTCCGCCGACGACGAGTTCCCGCGCGCATCGCTTGAGGACACGACCGACGCGGCGCGCCGGGTCGCTGAGCAGGTCAAGCAGGCACCGGCAGCCGATGTCTCGCCGGTGGCCGGCGCTAGCGACGCCGGCGAAGATCCCCGCCGCCGCGTCGCCGACCAGATCATCGCGACGGTCGGCAAGCTCACCTCGTCGGTGGACATCTCGAACCTGCGCGGCCTGCGCGGCGAGGACATCGCCGCTCTGCCGGACGAGATGGCGGCGGAGGTCGAAGAAGCCTTCCGCAAGGCGCTCGGCAAGATCGGGCCCGCGAAGTGAGCGGGCCCGCCTGCCTCTGGTGCGAGCGCCCGATGGCCCCGTCCGGCCAGCGCAAGAAGTTCTGCTGCACCGCGCACCGCGGCGCCTTCCACGAGGGCTGCCGTCGGCTGGGCGAGCGCATGTTCGCAGAGGGCGCGGTGACGCTGGCCCAGCTGCGCATGGAACACGGCGGAGACGCCGTTGACGGCTCGCGGGGGGCCGGAACCACCCCCGCCGAAGGAGAAGGTCATGAGTAAGCAAGCATTGATCGACGGGGTTGCGGCCACGGCTGGCGGCACCAAGGCCGATGCGGCGAAGTATGTCGACGCGGTCGCATCCTCGCTGCACCAGATCGTGGCGGGCGGCGGTCGTGTGATCCTGCCGCCGCTCGGCACGTTCGCGCTCAAGCAGAAGGCCGCGCGCACCGCGCGCAACCCGAAGACGGGCGAGACGATCCAGGTCGCGGCCCGGCAGGACGTGCACCTCAAGCCGTCGAAGGCGCGCTGAGACATGAGCGCCAGTGCGACCAAGCCTGAGCCGGGAAGCCGCGCGGCGCACTGGCGCTCGGTTCACCTCGCTGGCGATCGCGGCCCGATCATGCGCCGCACGCCCATCTTTTTCCCATTCTGGAAGCCCGAGCATGAGCTGCGGGCGATAGAGGAGAAGCGCCGTGGCTGATGCCTCTGCAAATCCCGCATTTGTCGGCCTGAGCAACGGCACCCATGCCGTCATCGAGAAACTGCTGAGCGATATCCACGCCGCCGGCGAATGGACCGACGAGCACGAGGCACTGCTCGCCGCCTGGCGCGCGTCGCGCGTCGATGCCGCCAAGGACGAGTGGCGCTGGTGGGTCGGTGCGGTCGACGACGACAGCTACGCCGAGGACTTCGCCACGCGCGACGAGGCGATCGCCGCCGGTCCCGCCCACGCCGAGGAAGGCTGCTTCCAGATCATCGAGGCGCGCTTCTGGGCGGACAACGTGAAGGACGGCGCGGAGATCACTGACTTCGCCGACTGCCGCAACCACGAGATCTTGGAGGTTTTCTGATGTCGGACGGCACCAAGATCGAGTGGACCGATGCCACCGTGAACGCCGTTAACGGCTGCTCCGTCGTCTCGCCGGGCTGCACCAACTGTTATGCCATGCGGCTCGCGGGCACGCGCCTGCGCACGCATCCCACCCGCGAGGGGCTGACGGTCGATTCGAAGGCCGGACCCGTCTGGAACGGCGAGATCCGCGTCAACGAGAAGGCGATGCTCGAGCCGCTCCGCTGGACGCGACCGCGCACGATCTTCTGGAACGCGCACGGCGACCTGTTCCACCCGGCCGTTCCAGATGAGGTGATCGACCGTTGCTTCGCGGTGATGGCGCTGACGCCGCACCACCGGCACCAGGTGCTGACGAAGCGGTCCGCGCGGATGCGAACCTACATGCAGGATTTCGTGCAGGGAAAGCGGTCCATCGTCGACGCGGGCCGCGGCATGGCAGCTCCGGGCAAGTTGCCTGGCATTCTCAGCGCAGCGCGCGAGCGATCGCCTGCCGGCACCCCTACCTGGGCCTTGCCGAACGTGTGGCTCGGTGTCTCGGTTGAGGATCAGCCACGCGCAGAAGAACGTCGCGCCGATTTCGAAGCGACGCCGGCGGCCGTAAAGTTCGTCTCTTATGAACCTGCCCTTGGTCCGGTCGATTGGACCGGATGGGAGTTTGTACGGCAGATCATCGGTGGCGGCGAGAGCGGCCCAAAGGCGCGTCCAAATCATCCGGATTGGCAGCGCTCGACTCGAGACTGGTGCTCCGCGAACGGGGTCGCCTACTTCTTCAAGCAATGGGGTGCTTGGTATCCCGCGTTCGCCAATCCCGGTGCCGTCGACGCTGCCATCGTCAAGGAGACCCGCACGCTTGCGGATGGCACAGTCGTCCACCGGCTGGGGAAGAAGGCCGCCGGCCGCCTACTCGACGGCTCGCAGCACAACGGGATGCCGGTATGATCCGGTCAGTCTGCGCCGTGTGGATCGTCGTTGGGATGGCGCTGCTCGAGCTTCCGCGCTTCCTCAGCGAGATCGTCCCACTCTATGTCCACCGGCTTGTGGGCCATGTCGACCAATGCTGTTCGGATATGCTCGCTCGCGCCCGGCTGATCGTTCCGCCACATGGCCCGTATCGCTTTGCGGATTTGATCTTTCGCCAAATCGGTACGCTCATCGCTGCGCATAGCTGCGATCAATCGCAGGATCATCGGAGCCGCAAGCGCGCGCTTGTTGTCGCTGGTTGGCGCGTCCGCCCACACGCGGGCCTGATCTTCGACGTCCATCCGCTCGCGAGTAACTATCGCCATGACTGATCGCCCCATCATATTCAGTGCGGCGATGGTGCGCGCGCTACTCGCCGGACACAAGACGCAGACGCGACGCTTGGCCACATCGCCACTCCGGCACTGCGCGGTTGGCGACCGCCTGTATGTCCGTGAGGCGTTCCGCGTCGACTATTCCGCCAACTGGTATCGCGAGGATCTCGGCCGCTGTCCCACGCCGAGCGAGATGGACCCGACGTGCACTGGCATCGAATTCTTCGCCGATGGCGAGCGTGAGCTTGGCGGCAATGGCTACCCGTCGATGCACATGCCACGCTGGGCCAGCCGCTTGACGCTCATCGTCGAGAGCGTGAAGGTCGAGCCGTTGCAGGCGATCAGCGAAGCTGATGCAGCTGCGGAGGGCGCGATGCCCGTTCCTGTCGGTGCGCCGCCGGGCATATCGGATCTGACGGGCTGGACTCACGGTCAAGCGATCGAGCCGCCAGACGACTGCTTCCTCTCGGCTATCGCGAGCTTCCGCCACCTGTGGCGTAGCCTCCATGCGGTCGGTGGTGCCCGCTGGGAGGACAACCCCAACGTCGTCGCGCTGACCTTCCGCGTCGAGCGCGGCAACATCGACCGGATCTCTCAAAGCGAGCAAGCCCTGTGATGAGCTCAGAGCGCGCCACCCCGGCACGTTGGCCCCGCCTATTGAGCGAGCCGGATGCCGCCGAATATCTGTCGATCAGCACCACGACGCTGCGGGACAAGGGCCCGAAGCCGAACCGGCTCGGCCGGCGCGTGCTCTACGACATTCAAGTTCTCGACCGCTGGGCCGATCGGCTCGCGGGTCAGCCGCTGGACAAGCCAAAGGCCGAGGAGGAGGCTGCCGAAGTTGAGCGGCGATTCCTCGAGCGAAGGCGCAAGCGGAAACATGCCAATGGGTAATCTACGCTACACCTACGTCGTGAAGGGGCGCTACTGGCGCTTCCGCCGCGGCACCTTCAACGTCCCGCTGCCGGGCAGTCCGGGCGATCCGGAGTTCCACGAAGCCTATGCCGGCTTTCTGGCGACGACGAGCAACAAGCCCAAGGAGGCCGATCGCTCGAGCTTCACCTGGTTGATCAAGCAGTACCGGGCCAGCGCCGAGTTCAAGACACTCCGCCCGGCAACGCAGCTGGATTACGGGCGCACGCTCGATCTGCTGGTCGAGGAGCTGGGGGATCAGCCGTACCGCTTCACGACGCGGGCGATGATCAAGGCGCTGCGCGACGATCACGCGGACACGCCCCGCAAGGCGCACAAGATCAAACAGATGGTGAGCCGGCTCTACAGCTGGGCGGATGAGAACGATCTCGTGCCGGAGGGTATGAACCCGACCGAGAAGCTCAAGAAGCTCAAGGCGCGGTCGAAGTCGATCACACCGTGGAGCGAGCCGGAGATCGCGATGTTCCTCGCCAAGGCGCCGCCCTATCTCGTCACCGCCACCCTGCTCTGCCTCTACACCGGCCAGCGAGCCGAGGATGTGGTGACGATGGAGTGGACGCAGTTCCAGGGCGATCTGATCCGCGTCACGACGTCGAAGACCAACGAGATGATCGACATCGCCTGCCATCCGATCCTGCGCGCGCACCTCAAGAAGGTCCGGACCCGCTTTGGTGGCCGGATCGTCCGGAACGCCGCCGGCAAGCCGATGACTGCAAACGCGTTCGCGCAGGCATTGCGGGGCGTCGTCGAATCGATCCCGGAGATGCCGAACGGCCGCAGCCCGCACGGGCTCAGGTACGCCGCCGCCGGCCGAATGGAGGAGGCTGGATGCACGATCGTCGAGGCTTCCAGCGTCCTCGGGCACCGCACTTATCAAATGGCGATGAAATATCTTTCGGGCCGGAAAGCCTCGGAATCCGCGCTCGCCAAGCAGGAGAACAAAGGGTGA